GAATGTTCTTCAACCATTTGTCTTTCAGGAAATTCAAATTCCATTTGGTTTGGATCGAAGTCGTTTTTATTACGGCTTTTCGGTAATGTCTTATCCAAAATATCATCTTTGTTCCACTTACGAATCCAGTTAACCAGTGTTGATTTTTGGGGCATTTCTACCGTGTTTAAATTCGTAGTAATTTCGTGCTTATAAATAAGCCCATCAGGGGTAATTCCCACTTCAACATCTAAGTCATCTTTAATTTCCTTAAAGTTTTCAAAATACTCTTCAATCTCGGAGCTGGTTTCGGGTCCGTAGTTTGTAATAATAAGGGGTAATATGTCTTCGATGAAAGTTTCATAACTGCCCCTTGCGTCATCAATAGCACCATTAACTGTTACATATAGGTTATCTTCTGAAGGGTAAGCTGTTATCGGTTCGTGTAACCTAACCGATAATATATCTACATCTTCTGAATCCCCACCAGATCCCCACTCGGTGTTATCGTGTATGTTTAATTTTGATTTAATATTATCCCATTCCAATGTGGATGTATCAAGGTTAAACTGAGACATATCTATTTCATACCCCCAATCAATTCGATAAGGGATACCGTATTTATCGGTATAATCATCGTCCGCGTACGCATCCGAATCTTCATCCATATAAACCGCAACCCCTTCAGGTAAATCCACATTCTCGATTAGTTGCTCCGCACGCTTAATTTCTTCTTCTTCAAAAATAGGAGCTGCTTCTTCCTCAAGATCGGGATTTGCTTCTTCCACTCTGGCTCTTAATTCTGGAGAAAGATCATCAAGCTTAAAAGTAGTTCCCTTACTATATGCACCCCTTTGATTAATGCCGGAAATTATTTTAGTTTCAAACAACGCAACAATCGCTTCATGGAATTCTACTTGTGGTTTGGAATTTGAAATTCCGTGTGATTCCACTAGGATATATGAATCGCCATCATATTCCATTGCAAAAGTTATTACGGGTTTTCTTAAAAGTCTACCTTCTTTCTGGGTAATACCCAAATTAGTCAATTCTTGTTTATTAAAAGCTCTTCTCAATGAAAACATGGTATCTGCTTTATCACTAGACCCACAATGATTCATTAATTGGGCTTCTTTTGTGGGGCAATTTTCCGTGTATAAATTGACCCACTCAAAATACACCTTCTTGCTATCTACTAATTTTGTGATAAGCTCGGTTCCCTCGGGATCATCTTGAGCAGGGTCGAGAACCTTACCCGCCTTCTCGTTAAACTTATTTTCGAGGAGTTCTAAATCCCCAATACGATCATTATAATTTCTCGGCTTATTACCGAACGTGTAGGCTTGGATTGTCTGGATGTTAGCTTGGTCTCTAAAATAATGCTTAATGGTATCTGCCATATTGTTAATACTCATATTAGTCTGTGACCCAACGTCGATCTTTTTCTGATTATTATTGTCAATTCGTTTTAACTTTTTGGTAAATTCTGTTTTTGGGTTGATAACATCCACGTAACCCGAAGTTTTATTCAACAAGGCGAACATGAAGAAGGGTGCGAAGAAGTTAATTCTGTCTGAGGAACGCAAATACCCAAACGAACTTTCAATAATATTTTTTGTATTTTCCAGATAATGTTCAAATTGGGGGGAGAAATGTAAATCCTCTTTATATACTTCAAACAAATCAAAAAAGCTTCCGAATAATTCTTCAACATAAGCTTGGGGATCTTTGGCTTCTAATAGAAGTGACTCATCAAAAAATTCTTTGAAGCTTTGCATACAGGTATTTATAGGTTTGGTGTATCTCGATATTAATACGAGTTCCGAGAGAACACGATCTACCCTATAAGGTATTTCCTAAATATCATTATGCAATCTTTCAAATCCTACTTCTTAACTGAGTCCACTGGTTCCATTGAAGACTTCATCAACAGTATTAAGCCGCAACTCATTGCTGGTGCGCAACAGGTCTATGATGACTGGGAGCAGGATGAAGAGGGGGTATTCGTGTGATTACGGGAATGGTGGCATCTGTGACAATGTGGCATCTTCTATGGGTGATGTATTTGGTGAGCTTGTGGAAGGCACCCCTTTTTCTGATTGGGAGCCGTTCACCTAGTATGATGAATATGAGTTTCATACTGACTTGTATATTGTGAACCACAAGTCTAAAGAGGTTTATAGAATAGGGCTTAGTCCGTATGAGTATGAGGAGGGTGGCGGTTACACTTGGAAGAAGTTGCCTGATGTTAAGTTGAATCCTGATTCCATTGACACCGATAGCACTTATTTGGATTATGAGAACTTCTTTGGTGAAGACGGTGAAATGAGTGAATAATAGTTGTTGACATACCCGCCCAATTCTCCTATAATTAAAATTACATGAAATTTGAGAATCTAATATCCACTATCGAGGAGCAGATGTGTCACTATGGTGGGGTGGATGTTCTTATTGAGGCTCATCAGGAATTGGTTCTGGAGAGTTTGTTTGATATTGATGAGGATGTGGATTATCTTTTTGATGAATTGGGGGTGAGTGATCACCTTGAGGAATATGCTAAAAACCCCAGACATCTTTATGATAGGGGGTCCCCTCTTATGGTGGGTCCAATCCGTAGTGGTGACTTGCCTTCTGAGGTATCCGACAGAGCGCATGACAACAAACCGATTAAGATATACTTGGTTGCCAGTGGTCCCAGTCATTACAATCCCGCTGAAGGTAAACTTTATATTGCACTTAACTCCAATGCTATTGATGTTCTGGGTAAAGCGGGTTTGGGTAACAAAGAAATAATAGCGGAATACCCCAATATAACGAATGAGTTCAGCGCCCAGCGAATAAAAGGGACAATTGCACATGAATTGACTCACTGGTTGGAGGAGGCACTCTATGAAAATAAGGTGTCCAAAGCACTAAGTCGGGTTAATGTCAAGCCCACACCCCGTGATATGGTTAAATTTCGAAATACCAGTCCTCATGAGATTGAGTCCTTTATTCATCAAATGTCTCAAGTCAAAAGGGGGGTTTCTGAAAAAGACTGGGATAAGCTATCATTCGTTAATTTATTCAATAAACATTCTTCTTTGAGGCAAGCATATAGAAATGCAACCAGTAAATTGCCCCAAGAGGATCTGGATGAGTTCTCGAAAGAGATTGTTCGGAAAATGAACCGAGAGGGTTTACTTGGTAAGAATATGAGAACACCCAAGCGAGACATAAAATTCGCTAGTGTTTAGGGCATTCCCCAATTTAAGATCTGTTAAATCGTAACAAACGGCTCTAAATATTACTATGCACCAATCCAAGTTCGGACAAACTCTCTCGCTTATCGAGGAGACCATAAAGACCACCGACCCGAAGGAATTCCTTGACACGGTCATCGAATACCAGACCGTTCCCGTTGGTGGTTATGCCCCAAGGGCATATTTGGCTGAGTTATACAGTTCTCTCTCGGATGGGCACAAAAAGAAGATATCACCCCCTGCATGGAAACTTAAGAATGCTTTTCGGGGTGATGATGGTGTGAGTTCCGATCCAGCCATTAGTTTCACTTTCCATAAAGATCCAGAGGTGGCTAAACGCAATGCTAAGTTTTATGGGCGATACACCTTCCCTCTTTCTGATTTCTCTTATGAGGGGGTTATTGACACTACTAAGCTTCGTGGTGCGGGTGATGATGAGAGTGAGTTGATTATTATCAATCCTCGTTATTTGAAGGGTAATTAATCTGAGGAGTAAATATCAACATGCAGTCTTTCAAAGAATACTTCCTAACCGAGTCAAAATCGGTCCCCGTCGATTGGGATAAGGAGGATGTCCAAGTGAGTGGCAAGTGGGATAAGAACACCGTGGCGGAGTTCTACGGCATGCCTGTGAGTAACATCACAAGAGAAGAGGTGGACTTGGACGAACTAACCCCCCAGTTAGCAGAACAATATGGTAGACAGGAAACACAAGACACATTAGATGAGTTCTCCACACTACACTGGGGGTGGTTCATTGGCGACAAATTCCCCCGACTTCAAGCCAAACTCAGAAAACTGGAGAAACTAACAGAAAACGGAGAGGTTGATGATGAATTCGCAAGTGACGTGGACGAGTATCAAGATTATATACAACAATACGACGATTATGTGGAAGATCCCGAAGACTGGGAAATGTGGTTGGGAAATGTGGTTGAACTGGAGAATAGAATACAAGAGTTCGTAAGCGAGTATGAACAAGATGATGGTGGATATGATTGGCGGGAATATGAAATGTCCTTCCTGAGAGGTATTCCGCCTGTCACCTTGGAGTTGATAGATGGGGTGTATAAGATATTAGACGGCAATCATCGTATCACATATGCACAAGAACAAGATTATGATACCATTGGTGCTTGGGTTGTGCATCCAGTATAAATATTACTATGCAGTCCTTTAAATCCTACTTCCTAACTGAGCGATTGTCAGTCGCCCAGTCCATCGTTGTCGATCTTGAGTCTTTAATCAAGGACAAGGAGAGCATGAGAGAGGCCAAATTGGCGGTTGAAAAATATATATTCGATGTTCATGGTTTTCAGTTGGGTAAGGGTGCCTTCGCCAGAGTATATGGTGGTCCTGATGGGGGTTTTGTTGTTAAGGTTTCTTATGATGATGATAAGTTCCGAGAGTTTGCTAAACAGACGGTGAAGTATGATAATCCTATTCTCCCCAACATCGTCGCTCACAAGACCGTTGATTATACGAATGACTTTGGTCCCTATGGGATTGACTTATATGTCATGGCGAAGCTTAAGGTTGATCGTAGCACCAACGCCAATGTTGTTATGGAGTTGTGGGATATTGAGGGTCTGCCCTCTAAGACTAATTTTGTCAGTCTGATACCCCTGATGATTCAGGATAAGATTGAGCCGGAAGTTGGTCACCAAGTGGATGCTTTCTTGAGGAAATACAACCGGACATATGATCAACTCTATGACTTCGGCCAGATCTTGTATGATGTCACAGGGAATTATACGAACGATGTCCACACAGGTAATTTTGGTTTTGACAGTGATGGTGGTTTGGTCATCTTTGATCCCCTGTCCTAAGGATAAAATTAATACACCATGGGGGTATCTACATCTTCTATGCTATCCACAACCACCTTTGTCAGCCGCTCCGCTTGTTCTTCGAGGAATTGTAGGAAGGGTAGGTATATGTCGGTGCGTTCGGGGTTTGCCGACCTCACCTCTCTGATTCGGTTCTTCTCCAACAGATTCTTAAGTAGCTCTTGTCCAATCACATCTATGTTTACCATTTTGTTCATCTGTAGTGGTTATATGGGGGTGTTTGGTCTTCTTAGCAAGAACTAAATAACAACATGCCCTCCCAGTTCGACCGAACCCTCTCCCAGTTCCTTGAATCCATTGAGGGTGAGCCTAAGCAAAGGGTGTGGGTGGCTCCAGATGGTAAGGAGCATAAAGTGTCCCCCACTAATGAGCAGATAGATAAAGAGGCACAAGTTGCCCATAACAGGTTAAACCCCCATCTTGATCGCTGGATAATGTTGAATGAGGGTGACTCCAAACAGAAGATGTTTGATGCCTATGACAACTTGCAGGACATAAGCAAAGCCGCTTTGTCGTTTCAGGCAGAGGATGTCGTTGCTGGTGACGGTTACTTGACTGCCTATCGGGCAATGCGAGAGGGTGATTCCCCCTCCGATATAAAGGGGAAATCATTAACGACCTCAAAAGAATATGTTGACACCGTGGGGGATTCAATGGGTTCGGTTGGTGTTGAGAAATTCCGTGTTCATCATTCGGATATATTAGTCATGGCGGGGATGAAGGGAACTCGTATTGGAACTCCTGAAATGTTCGGTTATGAGGATGAGGTAATTATCAAGAACTAAATAACATCATGTCCACCAAGTTCAACAGGATGCTCCACATCATAGAGGAGACATTTGCCACAACAGGGGATATTATCCAAGAATACACCCAGTTACCCGATGGTTGGGACGAGGAATATGTTCGTGGTATTTCCCACCAAGCTGCCGAAGGTAAAATCCCAATCCCCAAGGAGATCACTAATCAATTGGATTTCCTCGCATATGGATATGAACGTGGTGAAATTCTACATTTAGATCCCGATGACATCGAGATTATTTGGAAGGACGATTTGGCAAACCCCGAGTATCTCTATGAATTACGTGGGATGGAGTGGGTGAATTCGGTCAGCTTTGAGGAACCGGTGGAACTCATTATCGGTAGAAATGGTCGCATTCAATTGGATGATGGTCACCATAGGTTGTTCGCTTCCCGTAAGCTTGGCCGAAAAGTTAAAGGCCGAATAGAGGATTTCAAAGGAAATCCCCTTGTGAAGGTGGTTGATGACGGTATCCACCCCCGAGCCAAACGGATAATGGGGCTAAACTAGGCGGATAATAATTAATACCATGATATCCTTTCAAGCCTACTTCTTGACCGAGTCCAATACTGCCAGAGAGGCGGATGTCTCGGCAAACAAAGCTTTGGATTCACTCAGTGACCAGTGGGAGGAACGTGGCATTGAGTCGTTCGTATCCGCTCACAGGGGGAGTATTACTCTTAATAAGATCAAGATCGCCAAAGAATCCCGAGGTCAGGGTCTTGGTAGTGTTGCCATGAGAGAGCTTCTGGAACTTGCTCAGAGGTATCACATGAGAGTTCTATTAACACCCAGTAAGGTCTTTGGTGCCAGTTCTGTTGGTAGGTTGGAGAAATTCTATAAGTCCTTTGGATTTAAACCCAACAAGGGGAGAACCAAGGACTACACCACACGGGAGTCCATGATTTGGACCCCCTAATTTAACCACGCTGAATACACAAATGGGTGTCTTCCAGTTCCCCAATGTGGATTGCATATTGGGTGTAAAATGCGGGTAATGGGCTGAAGCCTTCCACCGAAATAGGTTCCTGTAGCTTCAACAGACAAGCCCAGTTAATAGTTACCAGAGGTTTGTTGTGAACGAGTTTGCATATAATCCCATGCCTCCACCTTTTAGCGCCAATGCTATCTAGATCATCAACCACGAAACCTTCGGGGATATCCACGGAGTCTACATCGTCCACAACCGTGTATCGTTTTTGGTCTAAGAGCTTTTGGACAACCCGCACCTTTGCTTCACTCGCTAGACATGCCGTGAGACCCTCTCCATTTTCAGTAAGTGTATAATGGGCTTGGTTAATTCGGGAGTGTCTGACCTCTGACCATTTCCCATTGGGGTGTTGGATCTGTTTGGTGTCGGGTGACACCACCACATTGTGGATAAGTGGGGAAAAGAGGTTTCGCCTATTGGCCAAATCAGATTTCATCATGCGGTGGATGTCGAATCGATCACCAGCTTCCCCTAGCCCATTAATGGTGGCTAGCATTTCCCTACAGACCTTTCTATTGTATCTATCGGTGATTTGTTGGGGATTGGGTGTCAATACAGCAGTCAGTTTTAGTGTCCCTAGTGCAGACGTGGCAAGGACTTGGATAATGTTTCGTCGGTTCATTGTCCCTGTATAATAATCGATGCACCCTCATTGTCAAAGATAAATATTGACTTATTCTGGTTTTTGGTTAACTTGACCCCCGATGAAACAACAAACGATTACAATTCACACCCGCCTCCAAGACAATCAAGATGGGGGTTATAGTTTCTTTGGATATGGTTCGCAAGATGAACTGATTGCCAATCACCCCGCCAATGATGATGGTGATATCACTGATAAACGACGACAGGAGATTCTGGATGAGGATGATCCATATGAAGACGGTTATATTGGGACGAACACCATTGAGGTTGCCGTTGACGGTGAAGGTAAAGTTTATCTCGTCGGTGAGCTTCATTTCCACGCTGGACAATAGACTATTATCATGCCTTTCCTCAAACGCCACTCCCGCATAATCCTAGCCGCCATACTCATATCCTCAGGGTTTGTGGTGATGGCTTACTGCTCACCTTGGGGCGGTATCGCATTGGCGACTATTGGGTGGGCATTATTAGACACCCACCCCGATATCAAAACCAGATAATAAATATTATGTATCCAAAAGGAGAATGGACCGAGAGTTGCCTCAGAATTTACACCGTGATTAGAAAAAGGTGGTTCAACAGGGGGTATATAGTCGTCAATATCGTCCACTACGAAATGTTGCGAAGTTGTGGTATCAACGGTCTGAGGGGCAGGGTTGAGATTGTGGATGAGCTTCCGATCAAGGTGAAGTCACTGAAGCATGCAGAGTTATTGAAACACCAACGCGACACTGTAGAAAGGACATTCCCATCATGACACTGATATATGCCACCGCCACCCAAAACACCAAAGGTGAAGACATCCTCCGGCTCTCGACTGACAAACAGACATGGGAGGTGAAGACTGAAGACGATTTGGATGAATTCGTCATCAACCTAATAAAACAGGGGTTGAATGATATTACGTTTACATGCAGTAGCTCGATTAACTTCCCCGACGAGAGTATCTCCGATCAAGTCATTATCTGTCTCATTGAATCACTATTCCACTCTTAAGATATAGACTAAATACCTTTATGCGCCACTTTACCGACTATTTTCAAGATCCCATCAGTGAGGCTAAGGTTATTAACCACAATATAGGTAGCTCTGATACAGAAGAAGTTAACTACGGTGACACCCTAAGAGTTTACCATGGATTTAGGGATACGAGGGATGCGGTTGATGCCGCTAAAGTAGGAATATCTGGTAGAGGTGAAGCGCAACGGGTATATTCCTACGAAGCTAATAATAACCCGAAGGGTATATTTGTGTCCTCCGAGCTTAAAGTCTCTAAAGAATTCACAGGAGCAAATGAAAAATTGGCGGTTATCGCCGAATTTCATGCCAAGGAATCTGATTTGGAAATTCCGGTTTGGCCGAGTGGATCTTATACCGTTCAAGGACAAATGTCAGAATATTTCTCGAATGACCCTGAAGAGAATACCCAGCAGCGAAAGGAAGCGCAAGTCAAACGAACCGAAGAGATTAAAAAGGAAGCTGAAAAGCAAGGTTTGGAATGGGTTCTTGAGAGTGATCGTCCGGATTTAGCATGGTTCTTGCAGATGGGTGGTGAAAACCAAGCACTGTTTACAGGTGACCTCAACCCCAATTCGATAAGAGCATTTTGGGTAAGGGAATTGGACGAAAATGGTTATCAGATGACCAATAAACCCTTTCGCCGTTTATCCAGAAAAGAGTTTCTTAAGGAGGTGGATGATACCTATTCCGAGAAAAATCTGAAACGCGACGGCTATGACTCCCGAGGTCAAAAGAAGATATTCGAACCCCGTGATGATTTCGACGTTGATACTCTTTTAAGAGACGCAGGTAATTCTCGGAAATCTATGGAGGAAACATTAAAGACTTTCAAAATGTTGGCTAATGGTGATTGGACACCCAAAGAAATACTTGAAAATTATCTATGGCCGAAACAAATGCCAGCAGCAATCCAATGGTGGGATTCTTTGAAAACCGAGAAGATTGAAGAATCCAAGTTTGTTGACTTAATCACAATTATGTCAGAATCCATCGAAATTAATTGTTGACACCCCCATCGATTCTGTTAGGATGTGCCCATGACAGACAAATACGTCCCCATCCCCACAGATCACACGATCAATCTCGATGACACCTACCGGACTGGTGGTCATGAAGAAGTGGAAATCCTCAAAATCAAAACCACGGACAACCAAGGTGTCGTCGTCATCGGTGTCGTCACTTCGAACACAAATAACTCAATATATCCCTATGGCTGGGATGGTGTGGGGGTATGCCGTCGAGGTCAGAATAGTGACATTCCCTCAATGGATCTCCAACTCAAGATTGACCCCGAAGAACAATACATCCGTGACCAAGAGGCGAGCGGTTTGGTGGCGGGTGACTGGGTGGAGATTACCAACTACCCAGTGATTGACAACTACCGTGGGTGGGGTGTCGTAGACTCTGGTGAAAGAGATTATGAAATTAAGAAGGTTGTGGGTGGAAATTTTCAGATTAAAGGCTATGGGTGGGGTGATCCATCTAGAGGATTTAACCTAGATGGTTTCTATCACTTTGTCCCTTGGTGGTGCCTCACTAGAATCACAGAACCAGTCGAGGAGGTGACGGTTGAGGAGGTGACGGTTGAGGAGATCTGTGAGGAGTTGGGTCGTAAGATCTGCGTGGTTGAATATAATATATCCCACTCAAGTGACGATTTTGATTTGGATGAGTTTCTAAACAAATAAAATCATGTTAATCACATTGGAACAAGCGGTGGCTCTCGTCCAAGAACTGGAGCCTGATATTGCCCGACAGGGTGGGCACCTTTCACTCACAGGATCGGTTCTCTTTTCTGGGGAGTCGAAGAAGGATCTAGATCTTGTGGTATATTCACACGATTTAGCCAACCCATATCGAGAAAAGGATATCTTACGTATATTTAAGTTGAAGTTTCCGAATATACAGGTCCTAAGCTCCAACAACAAAGCACCAGCATGCAATGAACCCACAGAAAAGAGTGAATTGGATTTGTTGTTTGATGAGGTAACAACAAATTCCCCAAATTCCCGTTACCGGTTCGATAAAGAGGTTCGGGTGATTTATACCAACACACCGGATATTCCCCGTATCGATTTATTCTTATTCTAAGAATAATCTTGACGACCCCAAAAAAACAAACTATACATTGATAATATGAACCTAGAAGTAATCACCACCGAGAATGTCATCAAATGGCTTGAAAAGGAAATCAAAGAAAATCCCGATACACCCATTGATATCGAAGACCCCGAGACTTGAGTAACGAACCGTATGGTTAGGGAGTCCCTTAACCTCGATTTTGAAGATTCCGTATCATCGGGGTATTATTCGGTCACCTATAAGCCCGATGAGTTCGGGACTAATAGAGGCGAAACGCTATTCGATATTTGCTCCGATTATGCCAACTTCAGTCAAGACCTGACGGACGGAGCGGATACCGATGATGGTCGTGTATTATTGAAGCCACAATTCATCTTGGATGAATTCCAAAAATACTTGAAGAAACCTTTTTCTTATAAGTCACCATTGACTATGGTGGAGGAAGGGGAGGGAATGTGGGTGTTCGGATTACCAAAACACAAAACATGTCCGGTTGAGGGGGCAAATGATGACTGGAAAATTGCTCACTCCGTCCGTTATATACTAGAAGATCTGAACAATGACGAAGGTAAAGAGTCTATGGCTCAATTAACGGGGTTGCCCCTAGGTGTCATTGTTTCGGCTTTTGAGAATTTCTTCCCGCCTGATAACGAAACACTGTCATTCGACAAATGGAAGGCTAAACAGGTGGATGAGCTATCTAAGGAGCTTGGTGTCCATAGGGCATATAAACCCCACGAATGGTATTTTAAAAATTATGGCATCTATGTCAACAATCAAAGAAATGTCTAAAATTAAGCCCACTAGAAATAGTGGGTTTTTTATTTGACAATTCCGAGAAACCTTGTATGTTTCGAACATGATTAACGAACAATCCGGCAGTGCCGAAGAACGAATGAAGAAAACCTTTTTCGCCGTTGAAGCAAACAGCTTTGAACTCACCACCCTCTGGAACAAAAACGCCCATGACGGTTATGAGAGGGGTGATAACAAGGGTGTCCAATGGGATCAGATCAGTAACGGTTGGGGTGTCCATGTGGGCAATATCGGTGATAATAAGCTGGATTTACAAGTTTGGATGAGGGTAAATTGGGCTCGAATTGAGGGTAAATTGGTATTGTTCTGGTATCCTAGCGGGAACTATGTTGATTATAAGTTATGTGAAGCTTGGATCGAAAAATACATCTCCAACCCCAATGACGCCAAACATCACACCCTCAACTCATATGCGTCCAATTTCCACAAGTGTTTGAATGCCATTAAAGAGAGCAACGAATCAACCCAATCGGAGACGAAGAGTATCGTGTGTGATAGACTCAAAAACTCCAAGACCGGTGAACCTTTGGTCATCGAAACCAAGCTACCACCTGCAACGGTGGACAATATTATGGCGGCGGGAAGAGCCGCAGGGGTCCGATTGAAGGGGGCTTTTGACTATCTCACTACGAACAAATGATAAAAACTAAAATCATAATATATTGGAGTGGGTGTCCACCCCACGAAGCTGAAGTCCGATTCGTGAACAACGTCCCACGTATTGGTGATTCGTTGTTCCACCAGAACAAACTCCATGAAGTTACTGGGGTTTACTGGCGATATATAACGCCTGTAGTTGCGGAAGTTGCAGAAATCCACTTCGACTGATACCAATAAGCTTGACAAATTCCAGAAAATGAACCAAAATAAAAACGCAATGAACTGCAACGAATTCCTACAAAAAATTGAAGAAGCAGACATTGTCTGTATTAAAAATGATATCGAACGGAGCAGTAGAACCCCAACCCCAATCAAGGATGGTGAACATTACATCAGTGTCGTGACCAAAACCTACGGTTATGAAGGGGGTAATTATTGGGATGATGAAACCCCCACCCCTTTACCACTACCCATGGTGAAGGTGAGGACCCCCTAGGGGACATCCTCACCTTAGTTAACGAGAATGTGTCCCACAAGCTGTATAATAAACTTAAGGCGGATGTTGTGTTTGAATGTAAATTGGGTTTTGACCAAGAATATTATGGAAACTCCACCAGCTACTCGGGATTCGCCTTCTCCTTAGATAGACTCTATAATGCACTAAAAGATGCAGACCAACTCTAAAGAGGTTGTATTGATCGGTGGTCTTCCATGTAGCGGGAAGACCACCTGTGCAAAGGAAGATTACCCCGACCACTTCTTAATCGATGATCCGGTTGATATAGATCGAGACGTTTTACCCCATATCGAACGGGATCGGGTTGTTGTCACAGATCCATATCTATCTTTCAGGGAGCATCGCGCTGTTGCTGAAAAGTTTTTTGAAGACAGGGGGTTCGAAATTACTACGGTTATATTAGATGTCTCCAAGTCCGTTCTACTGGAACGAGAAAAACTCAAAGGTGGGCGTAAAGAATTCATCACACACTTTAAATTGGAGAAATAAAGACGATGACCAAAGCACCCATTTCGGGCTTCCACACGCTCCCTATTGCGTCTTCCAAGAAAGAGTATAACTCAGACGTAAAACACTTCATCGGCTACTACAACTCATCTGGGCGCATTTATCTGCTATGTCCGTTCCATAAAGAGAAAAGCCCATCACTCATAGTCACCTTCCGCAGGGAGACCATACGCATGACCAACGCTAAACTTATCCCCGATGAACGGTTCAAAGGGTGGTTTAGAATTGACAACAATTATGTGCGAGATTGGGTTATGGATGAAAGGTATAATAGATTCCATTGTTTCGGGTGCAGTGAAAGTGGCGGTAATTTATACTGGTTATTATCTCAGCTTAAAAAGAGGGAGGGTTATCAAAAGGAATATTTTGATCTGTTCCGGTTAGAACGCATTAATATTGAGTTGGACCGAGCCGATTTTAATCGAAGATTGCGGGAGGCTAAAGCGGGTGGCGAAAAGGAATATTTAAAATTTCTTGACAGCGAGGAAATTCCGTTCTAAGATATGTCAACCCCTTGGGGGATCTCTAACGAGGACTGCACGGGGTTATAATGAATCCTCTCAGTGATTTCTATATTGCTGAGAGGGTTAAAAATTTATGAAAACATGCAAACTAATCGCGATTGTCGCCATGGACAAAAACAATCTGATCGGAAACGGTTCGGAGATCCCATGGCATATCCCCGACGACTTCAAGTTCTTCAAAGAGCAAACAACCGGACACCCTATCGTGATGGGACGGAAGACATTTGAGTCTATCGGCAAACCTCTTCCAAACCGGACCAATATTGTCATGACTCAGGATCGAAATTGGACCCATGAAGGTGTTGAAGTCATCCATGACATGCTGTCGGTTGACTATTGTTGGAATAGTCCGAAGGATACATGGAAAATCTTCATCATCGGCGGGGCGGAAATCTATCGACAATTCCTACCTCTCTGTGACGAGCTAATTGTCAGTCATATTAAGGGCGATTATACTGGAGATATTTATTTCCCGAATTACCGATCTCACTTCGCTAAAGAAGAAGTCTTACTGGAACATGACGAATTTACCGTCATCCGAAATTACCGAAAATAAACATTGACGAACCCCAATAAATTGAATATAGTTCACTCATGAAACAGCCGACACCAGAAGAAATTCGAAATAGACTCACCCACAATCTCTATATTGTGGATTACACCCGAACTATCGACCCCTATTGTGACCCCGAAACCACAGCGGCAATCGCTCGGACGGGCCAACGGATATTGGACGCACTTCAGGAGAATGAAATTTTTGTGGATGTCCCGCAACATGATTAATATGGACCCATTAAAAATGGTAAACTATCGTGCCGACATTAAAAATGGTAAACTATCGTGCCGACATTAAAAAATTCACAGAGGATATTGTCGATATCGAAGCAGCTAAAAAACAATACATTTCCGACTTCGTCGATAATTGTGAACATAAACTTGAGTGGTTGCGGCAGGAATCCCTCAGAAGCAGAACGAAATATACGGGTAGTATGTTTAATAGATTCGATAATCGAATCTGCTTAGTCTGTGGTTATAAGGAATACGACAAAGGTTGTGGATTCAAGACCCTCGGGCGGGATGTATATGGTGAAATCGAAGACGCCACCGAAGAAGAACTAAAATCAAGCACCCAATCCAATTATCAGGATTGAATAATCAAAAATATCAACTAATATATAATGAACGAAAATGAGAACTAAACTATTTATACCAGAAAAAATCAACGTCGGATTCCAATTGCGAAAAGATACTTATAGTGCAAAATTAGCATACATTATTTATTGGGATGCGAAGGGGACTCTTCGCAAGGAGAATTCTTGGGAAACTTTTCGGGATCATGAAATTCCCCCAGAGGAATTTAAGAATGAACCAACCGAAGGGTTTGTATTAAACCGAAACGGGGGTGGTGGTAGGGGGTATACTTCCCGCAAGGAGTTTATCAGAGTATATGACCCACGAGGCTTTGAGATTGAGATCAGTCTAGCCAACCTATTGTTCATCCTACAGGAAACCAACTCCATCAAAGGTAAGGGGTTGGAAGGTGAGTTTGTTTATTGTTGGGAAGGACCAACCCTCATTCTACTCCCAGTTGGTTGTCAGGAGTATAGTAAGATCTCCAAATTTACCAATATTCAATCGCAGAAGATTACCGCCAAGGATGTTGCACAAGGTAATGTATTCATTGACAAAAACATGAAACAATTTGTGTTTATTGAGCGCGAAATGTTCTACAAAAGGGTTGATAACTACGATCACAACAACGGTTTGGTTGAAGGTAAGCGTAAGAACATCTTCTGGGATGTTGAACGGAAACAGTTTGTAGGAAAAGATGGGTGGACCTATCTTGCCTCCAAAGTATCGGATACTTCTGATGACTGGGCAAATATCTTGGACAAGTATAGCAAGACAATTCATACTCAGGAGATCGACAAGATCATCACTAAAAAGGTTGCATTGAAATATTGCAAATATGATCATATAGATGATTACAAATATTTCCTAAGTCCCGAAAATGAGTTATTGATGGTGAACTGTAAAAAGGACTTTGAGGGGAACCGAGGTTACTATCAGGATCGGGTTATGACAAGGCGTCATGAAATAACTTCGTCGGCTACCATCGAAGGACTTGAAGTGTTAGTGCAAGCTCGACCCAACACACCAATCGAAGATATCACACAATATCAATGTGTGGACCTCTACTTTAAAATGGATGACGGTTCTACCATCAAGCGAAAAACTAAGGGGTGGTGGTATGAGGAAGACTACAAAGACACGAAACTTTAAAACAAAATACAATGAGCAAAATAGACGAAACAATTAAACTACTTTTCAACAAAGTAGAAGCTAAGAAGCAAGAAGTTAAGAGGATTCAGTCCCCCAACTACAGGACAAACATGATTTTCAGTTATGATGAGTCTCCGAAAAATTCCATAAACCTAAATGTGGTTAACGCCGAAAAAGAACTGGTGGAGATCCTCGCATTCATTATTGGAAAGAGAGATTATTGGAGGGATGCATCAGAGCATCTAAAAACCCATCTCCCGTTTACTTGGCAGGGGTGTTCATTTAAGGATTGGGAGCATGACATTACTGCTCGATTTGAGAAGGTGACAGTCATGAAAAAACAGAAGGAACTCAAAGTTCTTGAAGAGCGCCTGAATCAAGTGGTGTCCCCAGAGATGCGGCGGGAATTGGAAGTTGCGGCACTGGCGGAACTTCTTAAGGATTAAAATAAATCTCAAGTTTGGGTTGACATCTCCACAAAATCCCGTTATAAACCGGTATGAAGATTCTGTCCAAGCATAAAGATTACTACGACTACCTCACGGGCATCTACGGCATCGATCCAGTTCTATACTATGATCGCCGAAAGATGCCCGTGAGTAATCTCACTAACGATTTGTGTTTGTGGAGGAAGGATATGATGGTTCGAACAAAGATCCATATTAACCACCAATACTACACTATATTCTCATACAACCAGAAATTTTACCACACATCGGATGAGTTGTTTGAATTGTTTGTAATTTTGAGGAAGAGTGGTTCTGCTTATTTGGAGACCCATAGTGACAATTACCGTTGCCGTTATTCCACTAGAATTTACTACAAAGATTATTTCCGATCCATTGATAAGTTTTCAATGGAGGTTGAGGGAACTTACCTTCGTAAAATAGCGTTGTCATTATGGAATCGATACAATAAGAGACCAACCGAACTGAATAAAGAACATAGGCAACCTGTCCTTGCGGATACCGGTTATGGTATCAAAATACCCATTCTCGATTCCATCGCTTTCCAAAAAGCCATGACCGCGCATGAGGTTTACGGTGAAATTAGCGAGTTCCTTGGTTGGATGAATGACAACCCCGAAGCACCTCAGAACACCGACAATGACTCAAAAATCGTCATGGCAGGTTTCGATAAAAAAATATCTTTCAGACACAGAAAATAAAAAGACATATCCACCAACTACACATAATGAAACCCGAAACACAAAGAATCACCATCGCCGAAGCGTGTGGGTGGAGGTTCAGCCCACATTACGATGCTGACCTGAAATGTATAGCGTTGGGATGTTGGGTTCGTGCCGGTGGTGCAGATCATGAATTAGAGATGCCACCGGACTACCTAGACGACCTCGACGCGATGCACGTAGCGGTGATGTCGAAGAGTGGAGAATTCAAACTGAAATATCGCGAGATCCTAGCGGATATCTGTGGAGCAATGCACTACCACAACGCTACAGCACCACAACGCGCCGAAGCATTCCTCAAAGCCCTCAACAAATGGGAGGAAGTAGAATAAAATATCATGGCATATATAAACCTCGAATACTGCAATCACTGCGAAAAAGAACGACATTTCCTAAACGGACAATGTCCGGAGTGTCATCAGAGAAAATCACGCGAAGCGATGGCTATTTGGCAATCGAAAACCACCGACGAGAAACTTCTAGATATCCATAAGCGATTGATTGCTCTGGAAGATGACGGGAGGGTAGAATTCTACGCATGATGATTACGGGATCATCTGGTGCGAATATTACGGTTCGTGTCCAATATTTTGACGCACGGGGCAACAGGCACGATGTAATGACGCCTATTTGGGACGCCTACCCTCTAATGAAGGGTTGTGAGGTCATACCCATACAACCTATAAGTGGCTGTATGGGTATCGCATTCAAACTACGATTTGATTATTAATATTACACGACAACCGCAGTCTCATATGAGGGTGGGATCGACACGTCTGAAGTGCCGAAGTTTGAAGTTTGAACAGAACCATACGTGGCTTCTTGGACACTCACATCGACCTTCAGGTTGTTTAGAACAGTCCAATCAATAGTGAGTCTTTGTTTATCGGAGGTTAGGCCCACAACATGCGTTACAGTTTCCGTATGAATGACCTCACCCATGTCGATATGAATGTTGTATTCGTCGGTTCCAACCAAAGTGTCGTCAATATACCATTCCACAATTGTTTGGTCTACCCCAGAAACAGAATAGGTATGATTTAGGTATGTGATCTCCAATGGCACCGGTATCGTTGGTGGAATTTCCACCTCTGGAGTTTCTCCTCCGGTTGGTGGTGTGACATTGCCGTCACCATCAAAAGAACACATTTGACTATAACCGATCTGTTTTATATTAACCACCCCGTTAGCAAAATCACCAGTAATATACACCTCATAATCATCATTAATGTTTTGTTGCACAGGGACCATTACATCTGTGACCGAACTATGATCATCATCACCACCGAACCCCTGCATGATAAATATTCGGTTGGAGTTAGTATCCCTCAAAATGTTGGTATTATCACCACCACCTATGAACCCCCATATTCTCAATTTTACATGAGTTGGGATATATCCTACTGGTGGTTGAATTAGACCCAGAATTCGTGTCGTTGCTCGCCCCCAAGTTAACCTATCATCGGGGTCTACCGGAGCATCGGGAAAAATAGTCACAGCTTCCTGTAGCTCATAATGAGTCAGGGGGGTGGATTCATTGGTGGAAATGGTCCGATTCCCACCGGCATCATAACAAACATTATAACAACCTTCGGCAGGAGGATCGCCAATTACATCGCCATAAATCGTATTAACCAGATATTCTGCAACGGTAGCAGCAGGGACGGTTACTAGTTGACCGGCTTCACACATCTGAAAGCTAAAAGTGGATGCGGTCACAACAGAAAGACCTGTGGAAGGTGTTGCGCATTTACAGGGATCGGTTTCAGCCATAAATTTAATTAGGGTGGAAAGGAGAAAAGCAAAATAAAATATTGACATCCTCTGAAAAAATGCTAAATTCGTCTCAGATGAAAATCAAAGAATACATAGCCTCCAACCTAGGGTCCTACATCTGTTTTATCGGAGGTGTTGTGATGGCGGTCATGGGCATCCATGGATGGGGTTGGCTGTTATTTGTGGGGATTATTGTAACATCATGAATACCGTCGAAAAACTTAGAGTAATTATGCTCGATTTTGATGGCGTCATTCGTGTGCCCTCTTCGGGGTTGGTTTTAACACCGGACCATTTCGAGTTCTGCCCTGATCGAATGAGGGACCTAGCAAAAGTCTGTGAGACTCTTGATTTGAAAATCGTGGTTTCTTCCGATTGGCGCAACTTCGAGAAAAAGGGGGAAATTGAACGGCTCATCGGTCCACTGGCAAGATACTTACATGAGGACTGGATGACGCCTGTTATCGGTCATAGGTGGCAGGAGGTGGCATTCTGGATTATGAGACATGAACCAGACACTTATATTATTTTAGAGGATTTGGAAATGCATTATGAGGACGCTTCACCGGAAATGAAAAAGAGAATTGTATGGTGTGAGACCCACAAAGGAATAACCAAAAAACAAATTAAAGAAATTTATGACAAATACGAATAGATGTAAAACGTGCAGATGTTGGCTTGCGCCCGTGAATCAACCATCATATGTGACGGACGGTGTATGTAATCATCCTGAAATTACCGATAATATTTCACCTGAGGTAGACTCCGGCTGGGAGGGTCATACTATTATTGACATTGAAACAGATGAAAATTTTGGTTGCATTCTCCACGAACGGTAGAATCCTAATATGACGATACCACCACTCGATTTGGTTTGCAACCTACCTAATCTTTGCTAAATAAAAAATAATATGAATATAATGGTAACAGGTGGGTGTGGGTTTATTGGATCAAACCTCATCAAATATCTCCTAATCGAATCCGGCTTAGAGATCGACAACTTAGTTAATATCGACGCCTTGACCTATGCGGGTAACCCCAAAAATATCAACCATAGTATCAAAGAGGATAGCCGATACCACAACCGTTGGGTTGATATCTGTGATAAAGAAGAAATTGCACATTATATGGATTTCTACGATATCACTCATATTTTCCACCTTGCGGCGGAAAGCCACGTTGATAATTCTATCGAAGGTCCGGATATCTTCATGGAGACTAATGTGAAGGGCACGGCAATTCTTCTGGAGTGCTTCAAAAACCATATTGGTGCTCAACCGGACCCCAGTATTGATCATAGATTCATCCATGTAAGCACTGACGAGGTGTATGGTGAGCTTTTGAGTGAATCTGATGCACCATTTACCGAAGAGACGCCCTACGCTCCAAACAGCCCCTATGCGGCTTCTAAGGCATCTAGTGATTTCGTGGTTCGGTCATATTTCAAAACATATGGACTTCCTGTCATCACCACCAACTGTTCAAATAACTATGGGCCAAACCAATGCCCTGAGAAGTTGATTCCATTGATGATTGGGAAGGTGTTGGCAGGTGAAGATCTTCCGATTTATGGGAACGGTCAGAATATCCGAGATTGGTTGTATGTCAAAGATCACTGTAAGGCGCTCGTTGCGGTTTTAACCAATGGTGTTATCGGTGAATCTTATGTTATCGGTGGTCGTTGTGAAAGAAACAATATCGACATTGTCAGCAAGATCTTAAAAATCGTTTACAAAGAAATGCCCGAGCTTATAGGTAAGAGTCACCTGACTTTCGTTGAGGACCGTCTGGGGCATGATCAGCGTTATGCCATCAATCCTATTAAAATTGAAACAGACTTAGGGTGGACTCCCGAAGAAAACTTTGAAACAGGTCTTGACAAAACTGTCAAATGGTATATTAATAACCAACAGTGGGTGGAGAACTCCATGCAACGATTATTCGATAAAAAATGAAAACAATAGAAGAATTAAAAAAAGCTAGATTGGGTGATTCCGTTACTACGCATTGTGAGACAATTTTGATCACGAAATTCGAAAAGCCAAGTGTGGATGTGACGGATGCCATTAAACGAGAACTTGATGGTTTGGATTGGTTAACACGGAAATCAGCAAGACACGAATATTTCATGTCCGAAACTCAGAGGACGTATTCTTACGGAAACCGAAATACGGGTGAGGAGTTTTATGACAGTAACCCAATGTCACCCATTATTAAAAATCTCATGTCCACATTGAATCGTAGACTGGATGTTAATTTTAGTGCTTGTTTCCTGAATCGTTATGATACGGAAAAACAACATCTTGGTTGGCATGCGGATGACTTCGAGGCAATGGACCCAGAGGCACCCATTGCCGTCATGTCATTTGGGGCAGAGCGTGAAATTTGGGTGAAGCCGTTTGGTGAATCGGGACTTGTTCCAAAGGAACAAAGAATTCTTCTTCCTGAAGGTAGTCTATTCATCATGCCCCCACATTATCAGGAGACCCACTTACACCGCATCCCGAAACACGGGCAACCTTGTGGACCTCGCACATCTCTAACCTTCAGGGCATTTAAGTAATATGCATTTGTCAGAATTATTATTCCAAGGGGATTGTCTCGAAGTAATGAAGGAACTGCCTAGTGATTCGGTGGATATGGTGTTCACTTCACCACCATACAATATGAATCTCCGTATTCGTAAAGGTAAATATTGTTCACGACAAATCGTCAAAGAATTGTCAACCAAATATGAGAATTTTGATGACAATCTATCAATGGATGACCTTTATAACTTCAATGTGGATGTCATTGAAGAGTGTCTGAGGGTATCACCATTGGTGTTTTATAATATCCAGATTCTAACTGGAAACAAACCCGCCTTCTTTAAACTGATGGGTTATTTCTCAGACTATATTAAAGAGATTATTATCTGGGATAAAGTTAATGCTCAACCCGCTATCTCTTCAGGGGTTATGAATAGTCAATTTGAGATAATCCTAGTCCTTGAGAGGACTAGTCCGATGAGTAGATTATTTAAGACCGCCCAATTTGACAGAGGAACACTCTCCAATGTGTGGGCACAAAAAAGGGGTAAAAAGTCGTGTAAAACTCACGGTGCAACATTTCCGGTTGAGCTTGTGGAGAAAGCGGTATCCAATTTCACCGAAGAGGGTGCGCTTATCCTTGATCCGTTTATGGGATCTGGCACCACAGGAGTTGCATGTAAGAACCTTAAAAGGTCGTTTATAGGAATTGAGCTTGATGAAGGTTACTTTAAATTTGCCAAAAATAGAATTGAAAATAATGAACAGTAAAGAAGTAGAAGTTAAGATTGAAAATCTGGAACGTAGTTTGTGCAGAATGAAAAAAGAAATGAAAGAAATTATCGGACAAATATCGGCGGAGGATTTCGACAAATTCTCTGATGACTATATCGAAGAGAATGGTCGAGACGCATATATCAAAAATGTCGTAGGAATTTAATATGAGTAAACCATATCACAAACTATACCTCATCCGCCATGGGGAGAGCGAAGGTAATGTTGACCACCGAGCATATGACGGTGTCCTTGATAGCAATATCCCCCTCACCGAAATTGGTAAGGGGCAGTCAACCCAATGTGGGTTGGGTCTCAACGAACAGATTTCCCCTTGGGGTGCTACAGATGTGTTTGTTACGCCTTACCTGAGAGGTAGGCAAACTTGGGAGGGTATCCATGAAGGTCTCTCAGGTAAAGTCTTAGATAATATAGAGAATATTATCGAAGACCCTAGAATTAGAGAACACGAATATCGGGGTAAGCTTGGTGGGTTCGAATTCTCCCAAATCCGAGAGATGCGAGATCAAGGTCGGTTCTTTTACCGATTCGAGGGCGGGGAGAGTATGGCGGATTGTTATGACCGAACATCCAGCTTCTTGATGGACCGTATCGAGGGGAGTGGTAGGGTGTATGACCGGAAGGGTGTCATCGTCTCACATGGGACCGCAATCAGGACTTTGATGATGAGGTTGCTTGATTGGACCGTGGATGATTATCTGCGATACCACACTCCAAAAAATTGTTCAATTATAGAGTTGACTTGTAATGAGACAGGTGTATGGTCTTGGACATCAGGAACAATTAAAGAACGACCATAATGAACCCAATTACTAAAAAAGAACCGTTGATCGAACCCCCAATCTCTGTAAAAGAAGCCGCCACCTCATTCCGTGATCGTAGATCAATAGTGGGTTACCATACGGCCAATGATACAGCAATCCTAGTGCGCCACAGATCCGGCTATGGTTTCATGTATTTAAATGCAGCTAATGTTAATTGTGGTAATTTTAAGCATTCCGCAGGGAGTCCCGAAAAGGCAATTGACTCAGCACTGAAATTTATTTCTTCCAGAAGTGATCTAAAATCACATTCGCTTGGTTCTTATAAAAACCTTACCGACCTTGCTTCGACAATTCTAAAAAAATGAGACTAAAATGCGGAAAGAGAGGATTGCGGAAAGCGGCACTGGCATTGACGATGTGGGATTATAATCGAGTCAACATCACAACCGTTTGGAGGGACGGCTTGACTGGTCGGGGATGACCTGCTATGGTGGTGGGTTCGTGTAACTCCCGAGCAGATGAAATGTCACCGTATTTTAATTTGTTAAATCTAGATAAATTAAGCCCATTCTGTACCGAAAGGCGTTTCGTCGCTTTTGGCTACACCGGTTATACGGAAGATGCTCAACATAAAAATAGAGCCAATCTAATCGCCCGTGCGTGGAAGAAAGAATCAAGAAAACTAAAACGATGAGAACATCAAAATTTGGAAAAAACATAGTCTGCGAATACTTGGGCGGAAGTCACCTGTATAATTTGAACACGGTAAACTCGGATATTGATCTGAGAGGTGTGTATTTAACAGATTCAACACCAGCACTATTCGGGTTTAAAAAGGATGAGACCAAAGTAAACCAGAGCGACGAAGAAGATTATGCTTACTTCGAATTAAATTACTTCCTGAAGAAACTGAAAAGGACAAATACGAATTCAATCGAGGCGCTATTTGCACCAGAGGATTCTTTCAGGATGAAGACACCGGTCTTTGACATGATCCAGAAGAATTATAAACGCCTAATGGACTCTAAGGCACTCATGCACAGCTTGAAGGGCCATGTCTTTAATGAGTCGAAACACGCTCGGGGTGTCCGCACGGGGCATTTGGGTGGTGCTCGTAAAGCCGCCCTAGACAAACATGGTTTCTCGCCCAAAAACGTCTCTCACATGATCCGTCTGGCTTATTGTGGTGAGCAGTTTTTCAAAACGGGGGTGTTTCCGGTTTCCTTGAAAGGAACTCCCGTGTTTGATATCTGTCTTCGGCTGAAGACGCATCCAGAAGAATTTGAGCTTTCCGAAGTTTCGAAACTGTGTGAAGAGCAAATCAAAAAAGTGGATAAACTTGAGGACACTGTGGGTTATACTTTCGATAATGATTTTGCTTGCGAAGTCCTCTTATATGGTTATGGGGGATTGTTAAAATGAACAATGTTAAACTGTTAACCCGAGAACAATTTAAAACTCTCGTCTTCAAGAGGGACGGTGTTTGTGTGAATTCCAAAATCATCCCAAACAAATTACTATGACAAAATATCTAGAAACCACTGACGAAGATTATATCCATAACCTTAAAACGAGATGGCGAGATGAATATTATTCACCTACGGATTTGGTTGACGATGAACATATCAAAAAACAACTCAAGACTCTTCGTGAGAATCGCTTCATGGGCTTGATCTTTTTCTATAAGGAGGAGGGTGGTGAGTTGTTCAAACACTTCGCAAACCTTTTCCTCAATTCTAGATTTGATGATCCGGTTAGAGTTAAAGAGCTATTACAGGCTGGTCGGAAACCATATAAACCAAAGTGTGAGGATCGCCTGATTTGGCGTCCTGATGGTGAGAAGCCCGTGGTATAATTACAATCAATGAACTCCTTCAAGGAATATGTTAAGTTTTTGATAGAATCCGAACAACCAGTTCAGGGTGGTGATGAGCGATATATGGAGCTTGCGCAATACCCTGAAGAGAATGCCGAAGAACTACAGGGTATGGTTGATGGTGCTGCAAAGAGCGCAGGTTATAGTGTGGAGGGGTTTCATGGGACATCAGGAGAAATACCTGATGTTTTCATACCTCAGATTGGGAGTAATGCGAAGGGCATTGAGGTTAGACCTGCTGTTTTTTTTGCGATAGATAAGAATTTTGCAGATATGTATGCGCAACTATCATCAGATAGAGGGGGTGGTGTTCCGGTTGTCCAACGCGCATATTTGCGGTTAGGTAAATCCGTTGAGAAGTTTTCTACAGACGAAACGGTAGATGATCTTAAAGAGCGTGGATTCTCCTCATCCATAAACAAAGATGTAGAGAGCGGTGATATTATCGAATATGCCGTATTTGATCCTCGTCAAATCAAATCCGCAGACCCCGTCACTTATGATAAAAGGGGTGGCATAACCCCCCTTTCCCGTAGATTCGATAAATACTCCAACTCTATCAAGGAATCCAAATTTGATCGAGCATTGGGTCTAGTTACAAGTTCCATTGATCCACAGGGTTATGGTGTTTTCTTGACAGAGAATTCTAAATTTCGAAAAAAGAAAAACCTTAATCACCTTGTGGATGTTCAGATGTTTTCGGTCTTTGTAGATAAATCCGATTTCTCCGATGATGAGATGTCAGGTTTTGAGAAAAAAATCCCGCAGATTAAAAAGGATTTGAGTATTGCCCTTCGCAATATTACCAAGATGGGGTTCCCCAAGATGCATGCCAATATTGTCATCAAGGATGTGTCGGATACTGTTAACCAAAATACCGGTGGGGGTGTTGGGGGTTGGGCTTCTAGGTCACATGCCAAGCACATGTCTGTCGGTTCCAAATTTATCGACATTGATGATTCCTTAAACGAAACCATCCGCTCCCATCATTTCGTCAATATAGTCGTCCATGAGTGGGCGCATTTATGGATGTTCAATAATAGTAAAGGTTTTAAGAGGGCAGTCTACGACTACTATCAAGAGATGATTGGTGGTGACCACATGGAGAATGACTTGGATACTGACTCCGACCATTGGGCGGGTAGCGAGGAAGATAGGGAGTTTTCCAATTTGGAACATGAGTTACAGGACAAGATGGACACTGACGGTTTGTCTAAAAAGATCACAAATATGATCGGTTGGTTGGTTTATGGCAACACCCCCACGTCCGGTGATGACGATGGGTTTGGCGGCGAACCGGTTAAAAAGCCCACCTCGAAAAATACCCTCAATGGGGTTGAAAGTTATGAGGGAAGTATCAAGAGGATTATCAAAGAGGAATGGGATCGTCTTGAGTTACCTCGATTTGATGATGATAGGTTGATTGATAAGGTGGTTGGTAGGATAATGCAGATGATCACCACGGACATGTATCCTACGGTTAAGGACATGTGGTATGCTTCCGAGGAATCGGAGAAATATAGTGAGGAATTCCCCACCGAATATCTCGAAGAAATACAGGGCAACTACATCGAGCGTGTCAAGAATGGCGATAGCGACATCTTGATGGATATTAAAGACTACCTGTTCAGTGTGACGAATAAGCTGTATAAGCACAATACACTACCTACTGCTGCTCACAACTTATCGGGTGAGGATAAAAATAAGCTTCGCGAAAACCTGAGCGCCATCGTTGGTTGGGACGAATACGGATTGTCCAATGATGATGAAATATGGGCGACTGGTGTGGAGAAGTTTTTAGAGCTACCACCAAATCACCGTAAGAGTATCCTTGGGTTGATGGGCAAATAAAAAAGAGGAGATCATTCACGATCTCCTCTTTTGATTTAAATGGTTTTGTGTAGGGTTACCCTCTAATAAGCTTCACGATCTCGAAGATTTCGATTCCAGCTTTAAGTGCATGTGCCGCAACGTCAACATATTTGTCATCGGCAACGATTCCAATCACATCTTTAACTGCATCCTCAAGTTCGACAAGCTCCGCTCCATCCAGATCCTTCAATTCGTCATCGATCTCATTGATGCCATTGAGGGCTGGTCCGATTGCTGGGAGGACTTGGATGAGAGTTCCGATATCACCCGCATTGACCTTACCGTCTTCATTAGCATCGTTGAATGCCTTCGCGAGGGTTGCGATAAGCTTGATCACATCTTTTGTTTCTTCAATATTACTCATAATACTTATATTTAGTAATCAACACAATATATTAAAAAAACGGAAGAACCCCATTGAACTAAATACATACCCCAATAATTAACATTGCTTATGTTAAGATTTACAGAATTCGGTAGCGACAAGGAGACCAAACATTCTTACGGTAGGTTCTACACTGATATTATAAAACACCGTAATGTAAAAACCGTTTTCGAAGTCGGTGTCCGACAGGGTGGGTCTATAAAGGCTATGTTGGAGGCGGACAGTATAGAGAGTGTGGTTGGTTGTGATATTGATGATTTGGATGATGGGGTTTGTAATCTCCCTAACTTTAAATTCTTTCATGACGGGTTCCAGAGTGTAATGCCCAAACTAAAGGGGTCCTTTTTTGATCTACTGATTGATGACGGTTCCCACGAAAGGCTGCATCAAAACGAATTTCTCGAACTAGCACTACCGCTTACGGCAGCAGGTGGTGTCATTGTGATTGAGGATATACAAGATCCGGATAGAGAAATCTCCCAGTTTCTCAACAAATGCCCCCATGGGTGGCGCTCTGGTGTGTATGATGGTCGGGGGTTCACTGGTCGTTATGATGATGTCATTGTATATTACATCAAACCTGCCGAAAAATAATGAGTTCGGTTACGCTAGATAATGTAACCTTAATTGGCGTTGATTGTATTGATATACCTCGTATCCAAAAAGCACTGGATATATCAACAGTTTCGGTTGATTTCGGGGACATTAAATTATTATCCCACATTGTGAATGATGACCCTCGTTGGGTCGAGATACCCCAAATAGGATCTATCGAGGAATATTCTAGATTCTGTATACAGAATCTATCGGATTATGTTGACACGGATTTTGCATTGGTTGTTCAGTATGATGGGTGTTTATTAAACCCATCGGCTTGGGACTCTCGTTTTTTGGATTATGATTATATCGGGGCACCGATCTTTGTGGAAAGTGCCGAATTGTTCGCTATGATGGGGGTGGACAGTGTTGGGCACAATCATATTGTCGGTAATGGTGGATTTAGTTTACGGAGTAAAAAATTGTTGGATTTGACACAAACACTATCCCGAGACGGAACCATGCCCCACTACCACCCCGAAGATGTTGTTATGAGTGGGTGGTATAAGAAAATACTGGAGGGTTATGGTGTAGAGTTTGCGCCGTTGGAACTTGCCAAAAAATTCTCTAAGGAATGTGGGGTATACACTGATCAATTCGGGTTTCATGACTTGAAGCAAACTGACATCTCATCATGGACCGAGAAAAACCCGCATTATGGATTGTAAAAATAAAATCGCAGTTGGTTATGGTGGTTTGGGTAATAGGGTGAATGAGTTGGTGAATGGAGCCCCCTCGTCGGGTCGTTCTGTTTTAAACTGGCAGGTAAACCAACATATGCCGTTTCCATTCAGGTGGATATTTAAGGACGACTTGGGGTTTGATGTGTGCAATTATTTCTCGGGGGATGTTGGGCATATGGATGCCGAAAGACATTGGGGGTGTGTCTGTGATGAGGATGCCTATTCCACGTATTGGTATCCACAGAATGGGGTTATCTCATCTATAGATGTGTTGAAACAAAATTATGATCGAATTTTAAATTCATTTAAAGCCAAACCCGACACAAGGACATTCCCTATGGCCGCGCACTGGAGAGGTTTGGGGGAAGCTTCTGGTTCTCTGGGGGATTTTGTTCATCATGTAATTGAAATATGGGGGGGTATTGAGACGGAACCCACCGATTCTTTGTTTTTAATGTCAGATTCTCGCAGAGGTGAAATAAAAGAAATTTTGGATTCTCATAAAATCCCATATGTGGAGGGGTTGGGTAATGAGTTGAGCAATGATCTAGACAGGATTTCGTTATTAGAGATGAGATTTTTTATGTCTAACTTCTTGACACTCAATAAAATACCAGTTATAGTTACTTCCTCAAGCAAATCCAGCATCACCGATCCGGCGAGAGCTAGAGGGTCCGTCATATACCATGTCGGTCCATTGCGATCCGATAACATGTGTTGGTTTGTCACCAACCAACCAGAAACCTTCTTACAATTATGAAACCAAAAGCCATTTATACTCTAACGCTCGACGACGACGAATCCACGAAAAGATTACAGGAGTTCGTGGAGCGATTACCTTGTAGTGTTTCTGAGGCAGCACCCATGCATGTACATTACGGGTTGAATGGTAGGGTTGAACAAGTTCCTTCAAATTGGACCCGAGGTCGATGGGACGGTGACCTGACACACCTTAAGGGTAGCAAAGCCGTGTGTTATTCTCATTTGAGTATGATATTGGGAGCAATAGGCCAATGCCCCAATGAGGATGATTTTGTGATGATTCTGGAGGATGATGTTTCAATTCATGAAAATGTTTTCGAATATTTGTCCGAAATAGAAATTCCTGATGACTGGGATTTCATACATTTGTCATACTGGGACATAAAATGTGGAAGTGCAAACCAAGGGTCAACGACCAAGGGTATTTCTAAAATAACCAAACCCTGCTGCACGGGGATGTTTAGTTATTTGGTTAAGCCCCGAAAGGTATTTCAGCGACTCATAGACGCATTTCCACTGACTTGCGAAATTGATAATTTCCTATCTAACCCAGAAAACTTGAAGTTGTTTAATATTTATGTCATCGAGCACACCCCGTGGTTGACTGATCATGTGTCCGAATTCAGTATTAGAGACGATGCAGACAACGAAACTTGGAAACTTGCCAATCCCTAGGAGAACTCATCAAACCACCCCTGCTTATCAGCATAAGGCATTCCAGCGGGGTGTATTGCGTAGGGGTCGCTACATATGGATTCGACAGATGCCGACCCACCAACCATGACGTTGTAGTTAACGGGCAGTAGTTCGAGTTTTACATCAGAAGTTTGCAATTGATAGTTCACGGCAGACTGTTCACCGAAATCGGCAAAGTCCTCCGGAGTTTGCCTAATATGATTCAGCGCATCATTCATCATAACCCCATGGTGTTTTCGGTTGAAAATCATAAAACCACCATTGATATAAGTGTTGGGGTTCATTTTTAGATTTTGGCAATCTTTGTATGAAAATGACTCCTCGAAAGTGGCGGCATTAAGTGGGTGTCCACTACAATCTTTGACTCCAAAAAATTCCTCTCTATTGTCGTATGGGTGTAGATCCACATCTCTGATAAACCGCAAATCCGAATCGAAGAACACGATTGTTTGTTGAAAATACCGATGTAGCTGCAATTTGGCTAGATAGTTGTGATCATTGTTTGTATGTATTACGTGACATGCCAATCCCGTATGTTTCTGGAAAGCTTTCCGTGACTCTTCAGTCATTTCACTGTAATTCGGTGAACTAATAGTAACGCCAATCATTATACCAATATATATGTCGTTTGTCCGAATTTGTCAACCTAATACCCCAAGTCTTCATCGATATATCTGATGGGTAAGTGGTCCTGTCCGTAGATGTCACATGAAGAAACAGGGTCACAAACATCCCAATCGATATCAAAGCAATCCTTACAGTCACGCTCCAGAGTTAACTTCATAATGTTATCTGCGGGGTAGTCGTCATAAAACCCGAAGCAGAATGTCTCATGCCAACCACAAACTTCGCCATTAACGATTATTCGGCTGGGATTTTCTATGATGAACGTGTCAACATCAAATGGGATGTTTGCCGTTATAATGTGCTTGGGTAAGCAGTCCTGAAAAGAAGTATCGGGTAATTCTGAAACAGGTGGCGAAATTGTCCCCACCAGATCCAATTTTACACGAATGGGTGGTGGGCAATTGGCCGATAATGAAACTTGGAAATTCATACCATCGTCGGTCGTCGTGAAACCACTCAGAGGGTAACTGTCGAAAACAATCCGATCCTCTACGTAGGGTTTTACTGTTATCTTTTGGCATTCCTCGGAAATGATCTCACCCTCAAGACAAGTGGTGACGCATGCCGAATAAGTGCCATATTGGTCATATTGATGTGATATGATCGCTCTACCATTTACACCCTCGGTAGAACCATCCCCAAAGTCTATTATAGCTTCAGGGTCAACAATACCTCCCAACCTGAAGCAAAAAGTCTCCAGTTTGGCATACCCAATACGCTTATCTACACAAATAGTCATCTTATTTTAAATATCTTTTAGTCTTACAGTTTCAACCCATCCAATTGTATTAATCTTACTGGGAACCGGTGTATTATCACCAAATACAGTTGTGATATCCTCAGATATAATTAGTTGTGATGATACATCGGTGAACCCACTATCGGAAATCTTCAAGTTAACTGTGGGTGATTTATAACCATTTGAACGAAATAAGAAAAGATCTCTGACAGTCTCTTGGTATGAGATGTGGTTGGGTGTGGGTAATTCGATCCTAAGAGGACCTGTATTACTGCGCTCCACAAAATTCCCACCATTCCCACGGGAAATCAGAAGTTCATCAATGGTGGCAATGGTATATTGTGGATTTTGGTCACCCAACTCCTCTTTCAGTGATCGGTAGTCCCCGCTATCAGCACCAACCAGCGTTGGAATCAAATTACTGTCGGTGTAGTGGATGGACCCCTTTTGGGTAAATGTGTCCACGACTACACCGTCAACCACCAAACTACCCACCCCTGACGATCCATCAAAAAGGAATTTTATGGAGTGCGTTCCGTTCAAATCAGTGACCTTATGTTCCAATATGTTTATCTGTGCCGCACCGTCACAGACACCCACAACGGCTATCTTAGCTACTATTAAGGAATCGTCCGTATTATCGCAATTTTGGCCAAAATTCTTTTTCGAACGGAAAGATGTGAAATCACCATCAATACCCACGCTGACCGCCGAATATGAGGTGTCGGTGAATTTCTCGACATTCAGGAGACTGGTGGTTAGGGTACAATCCACCGTAGTTCCGTTGGAATTGAGTTTTAGGGCGTAGTTTGAGTTTTTTAAGATAACCCACGTATAATCACTAACCCCTTCTGATGTCAATTCTCGGGTAAAGGATATGCTGACCGGTGTTGTTGATGTGTCGCACGGGTCTGGGTCACACGGCTCTATGGAGTGGAATTTTTTATTAAAAAGAACCTTACCCGCCGTAGTTACCTTCAAAATCTCATTATCATTTCGAACTACCCATATATTATCCTCACCATCAATACCTATACCGTTGGAATTTGACCCGACCGTGAAAAAGGGGACACCGTTCTTGTGGATATTGACCCCAAACAACGTGTAGTGAGAATTTTCACAATCAAATAACAATGGAGTGTGGTCGTTTGCATAATAAAATACGGGCATGTCATTGCGGTCGATACCGAACATGCTACAGTCCATTGAGGCGTGTGCGGTTGAAGATAATAGCAGTCCTGCTTTCGTATATTTTAGAAGGACGCTTTCTGCTCGGTTATAAATATAGAGATTTCCGACCGAATCGAAATCTAAACGAGCTATGTCAAATAGTGTCCCGACAACTGTGAACTCGCTCAATAAAATGTTATTGGTGTCCAATATGAATATTTTATTATTCCCTGCGTCAAATATAGCTTTATTCTCCAGCCGATCAATAGCTTGGGTGGTCAAATTAACCGGATTGGTCTGTGGGGGCATTGATCTTTGCGAGATCAATGCGCCGCCACTATTTAACGAGAATAAGTGACTGTTACCCTGATCCATTATGGACAGTTTAATTACTTGTTCCAACCCCTTCTGGTAAAATACACCATACCCTTGATTCTTGAAGTTACCAACCAATTGTGAACTATAAGGTTGGTTCCAATCTGGTAGTGTTAGATCAAAATCCACACAAATACTATCTTTGGGGTAGAAATCGTCAACCAAGGGGAATTTTAGGTAGTTGGTCCCGTTTAGGGTAATTGGGGTGTCGATAGCCATGTTAAACGAACGTTATACGGTCAAAGATGCTGTTGGACTCAAATCTAGGGACAAATATTCCGGTGAATCTGTTGGTTGGTGGTGCTGTAGTCACCCTTTCTGGGAAAAATGGGTTCCACTCATATAACCCCAAACCAGTATTGGTTACCGTTCCGTTTTTAGTGGAAATGTGCTGTATACCGTCAATTGATAACAAAATGCCCGTCAACTCAGACACATCAATTATTTGATTGAACGACTTACCTCTGTCGGTGAAATAAGACACCAGTGCATCCTGAAAGTCAACCAATAGATCACTTTCGCTTCTAGTGGTGTTGGGTGTCTTTGTTATGATTATTTCGGACGTTGTTGTGTCCGAAAATTCTATGGTATTTGTTGGCGTTGCGACCGCGAAGTTTATGTAGATGGGGTCGGATGGTGTGATCTCGGCAGATAGGGTTTTGGTCTTAGATAACCGATCCACGATATTCCTTTTTTGAATATCTATCAAGTAATCCCCGATTACCGGAACAACAAATACATACACATTGTTGAAATTTACTGCGGACGAGAATTTCAATTGGTTGAATAGTGCCCGATTCTCTTCGTAGGGTTTATTGAGACCTAGATCGGAATAATATTTTATATATGAATTCATATACTCGTCATTATCCAGAATGAGGACATCTGATATGAAGTCCGAGAAGTTGTTCCTGATGAAGGATTCATAATCCTCTTTAGTTACCAATCGATTCTGTGATTTGAATGTGGAGGGGGCATTCCTCCTAATATCATCCAGACTTTCGGGTCCATCTTTGGGTGTAGACTGTGAAGTGTTGGTGAATGTGAAATTTGTGTTTACATCATTGACGAACACTGATCCCGTGGTGTCTGCGACATCGATAATGATGGCATTGATCCTGTTGGTGTTAAATCGGAAGGGTTGGGTATCCACTTCACCTACATCCAATATACCCTCACTGGAGCTAACCGATAGATAATAGATTGCAATCTCGGCATCTTCGGGAACGAGACACCCGTTTATACCGTCACCAAATACAATGTCGTAAGATCCAAATTCATTATATCTGACTTCGAATTCAGTCGAGTCTGGGGTTGAGAGGAACAGGCTATCAACTCGGGAGAATTGCACCCACATGCCATTCGGTTCCTTAACGTATATGTCAATATCCTCATGGTCAACTTGATTATCACCGATACTGAGTAGTAATTTTTGATTGCTGGAACCATCGGATAAAATGAGGTCATGTTCCACATAAGGACCGCCCTTCATTACGATGTCATTAAAAATGACCCTTTCGGTCAACTGGGAATCGTTGGTGAAGGTTAGGTCGCTCGTTGTTGAGAATTTACCTTGAGGTGTTTCGATGTAGGTATATCGGGGTATGGTATAACTCCCGTTTGACAATATGGTATTTACCGAGATATCGACAAATACCGAACTGGCATGGTGGCCAATTGGATTATACCCGAGTATTTTTGTTTGATTTATTAATGATTCTAGTGAATTGGTTTTAGTGAATGAGCTATTAGATGCCGTTCTATTGAGTTGGTAGAGGAGCAGGGAAAATGTAGAAGCAACTGCCTCCGATAGGATCGCCGCAGAAGAACCCCCCCGTGCAACATCAGGAAATTCCGGTGTCAGCTTTGATTTTATCAAAGCGTCAATAGACCCAATGTCAAATTGTAAATATTCTTTCGGGTCCGTTGCCATTATCTTTTAATTATTGGTAGCAATTAAAAGAACAATGTTAGATTATCACTCTCTCATCATTTCATGGCATTGTGTGACGATCCCCAAGATTATATCCCGATGGTCCATATTTTCGAAATTTAAAGGTAATGCCTTGCAAGCCAAATAGAGATCATTGATCCCGATGGGTTTTGTCAATTGGGTATTGTGGTTTAGCGTTGACATGATTTCCTCATAAGTGTGATTTAACGGGAATTTCGCTCTCAGGTATTGGACGGCTTCCTCGTAATTTGCTTTATGAAAATCATCGACGAGATGCCAGCAATTTTCATCAAAACAAGATTCCAGTTCAAGCTCAACCTCTCGACTAAGCGTTTCTCCTGTTTTATAACCCCCGTAATAAGCGTAACATAAACACTTAGGAAACAATACACCGTCTTTTGATACAACAAGATTTAGGGAGTCGGCGTAATTATCATCCATGTTACCATTCCTAGACCGTTCGGTATAGAACAGGTATTGTCCTTCTTTAATATCCTCAAATTTCATAGATTTATTTTTTGAGTAGATACATGGCATCCCACCGATTATCTAAAATATCGTCAATACGCGACATAAGTTCCCGTCTAATTGAGGGGTCTTTTTTGATCATATCCAATGTTGTTAATATTTCGAGGTCAATGTCACCAATAATGGCTTTAATTTCATCTTGAGATAATGTAGTGCCGCCCTTCATCCTCTCATCTTGATTTTTTTAATGACACTGGTCTCATAGCAAGACACCCCCCGCTCGGAATAAGTGACTCTCACCCTGCTGCTGGTCTGTAGCAAGTGAAAAATATCATCACAGGTAGTCCCTTGGGTCTTCAGGCGACTTTGAATTTGCTTGATGGTGGTGGGTTTACCTCTCCGTTCGAGATATTTGTCAATTTTTTGTAGTGCTCTCATCTGTTTGGAGATTACCATGCAAACTCCAATTCGTCAATATTTTTTTCAGTAATTAAAATTGTGGCAACGAATGTTAAAAATAAATTTGATGATCAGATTACAGCTTCTGATTTCTCTTTTAATCAAAAGTTAAAACAAAGATCGGATGGGACCTTTGGTGATAAGATACGGTATCGTATTGACTCCAAGAACCCCGCACAGGCTTATAAGGCTCTTTCTCGACCAGCCGGAGTTATTGACTTAACGAAATCCACGTCTTGGAGTCAAAGCCCTACCCTCTCCAAAGAGGACTTAGTGAGTTATACCTTGAAATTTCATCAACCGAAATATTCGAGCGTATTAACCAACCTGTTCACCAACATATCACAAGGTCTCCAAATTGCAGATCAAAACCTATCCGATGGTGTCAATTTTAAGGAGGTGAGGGATGGTCTTGATATCACCAACCCATATGCGAACATGATGATTGCGGATGATTTGAAATGGACGGTCAAGCTACCAATGCTCTCATTGCTACCCCAAACCTACACTACATCTTTCGGTAATGGTGAGGGGGAAGGTGGTAATCTTTTCAGCGCATTATCCAATAATATTACAAGTTATTTCGCTAATAATTCTCGCTCAAGAGGTGGTGTAGGTAATGTTATTGGGTCAACTATAGCCGGTTCGGGTAAATTGATGGGGACTATCGGACGGACGATATACCCCTCGGTCAATGCTTCGGATTCTGCTGATAGGTTTTATCGGGGTTCTAGTCCTATTGGTTATGAACTCAACATAGACCTATTGAACACCATTGATGTCGAAACCACGAAATTCAACCAAGAGTTTGTTCGTTTTATGGCATATCAGGTGTCAGCACGGAGCAGAAATCGATACATTGAAGACTCTCCCATCATTGCAGAAGCCGAAATAGGGGGTTTGCGATATGCACCCCTTGTTAAATTGGACTTTGAATATACGGGTGTGGGTAATTTTCTTTACATCGATGGAGAGCCTGTGCCGGAAGCATATCAGTGTAGAATCATGGTTAAGGAGTTGCTCCCAAGCTATCGTAACTTACAACACGAATACATCCACACCGGTAATAAACTCAGAGCAATAAACAACGACCCCGACCTATTATGTAAGACGATCAAGGAGGCTTCCTCGGTTATTGGTGGGTTGGTTAAGAGGGCTTTCTAACTAGAAGGTCAAACCTTGGTTCATTGCAAAATCAACTTGCATAGAAATATCGCTTTGACTCAAAGTGGGGACGGTGAAGATAATGTCCAATTCGTAGATACCCTCCGCTTTGTCAACCGTTACGTTAACCTCTTGGACAACGATTCGGGTCTCCTGTTTTAAAGTTTCGGCCAAATCGTCACCTAATGATTTACCAAGCTCCTCAGTGATCGGTTCGAACATATATTCACTCAGCTCATTCCCGAAAGAACGGTTAAGGAAGCGACTCCCTTTTTTTATGGTGAGGATGTTCCTCATGGACTCTGTAATCGCAAAAAGGTCGTCAACGACTACGCTAGTAACCGGTTGACGACCATTTAAGTTCAGATTAACATCCCTATAAGTAAAATTGCCTGATGTGCTGTTCTTCAGGCTGGTGTCTTTAAGGATGATGCTCACATAGTTTAATTACGAATTCGGTGTGTTGAAACATACTCCACCCTATCCACCACATACCTACATGAGAATGTGGTGGTCTTATTGGAGTATTTTACACTAATGTCTGTTGCTGTGGGCCATTCCGATCTAATGTATTTTTTTAACCCCGCCGCTATTCTGTTGGCGGACTCTGGTGTGTCGATTTTACCAGAAACATAACAGTCATGTGTATTATGACTCATCCTTCACGAATTTACCGTCAATGGTTTTACCAGTTCTATTCTTAATAACATCATATGCAGTTTTGAGTGCAGTTACACACTCCAGATCAGCCTGTTCAGCGAAAATGATCAATGTTACTAGGGTGTCACCAAGCCCGTCCACAAGCTCCTTCTTGTATTTCACTATGAGTTCATGATCTTCTGGTAAACCAGCCTCACGTAGCGTCCTAAGAGCAATATGGGCATCTCTAGTCTCTGTGAGTTCCTCTTGAGTTTTCTCAAGTTGTTTGGCTGGATCAGACTCGGTGAAAAGGTTTTTATTTTCAGCCCAATCAATTACATCATTGGTGAGGTCTTCGAATGTTGGTGTGGTTTTTAGCGCACCCATCAGGTGTTGGTCCAAACCCGCCCTTACTTCGTCACACATCACACACTCCAGTTCGGTTTCATTGGTGTATTTTGCTTTGACTATATCTTGCACCATATCAATAAACGCTGAGTCACTCTCCTTGAATAGACCCGAATAGTTCATGTTGTCCCAGCAGATATCCTCAACAGATTTTTCTGTGATATCAATAATATCTCCAGAGGAATCAATGAATATTGCGTTTGCTTCGCCACTACCAACCGTTATTGTAACTGTAACACGAGCTAAATCCTCGATCAAAGGCCCTAGTTCCCAATGTAATACTGATTGCATATGGGCAATCGTATATTGTGTTGCGGTTGTGCCGATAAATCTTTCGGTGACTTCGGTAACTATTTGTTTAATTTGTTTAATTTTGCTGTCTGTCATTTTAATTTTTGTTTGTAATCTTTTTGGTTTCCACAAAGTGGGTATTCATTAAACGGGTTTTCTAGGTCTTCGTCAAGATAAATCCCAACCAATCCCATTTTAATAAGATCTTCTTGGGATTTGGACTCGGTGGCTTTAGGTGGACCTTGTTTCATTTTAACCGCCCTTCGAGGCCACCATGAGTGGATCGTTTTTGGGTTATTGGTCAGCCAGTCGCCTTTGTTTTGTCTATCTGTCATTTTTATAATGTGAAGTCAAAGACATTTGGAGTCCCCTTTCCGTTATTTTCAATAATAACGTAACCTTGTTGGGATGTCCACCCGCCGTTTTCCGAATAAGCGTTACCGCCAAATAATGAAGGGAGAATCATCTTACGAAGTCGATTGTTGAGGTTGTCGTCAATCTTAAGAGTCTCAATGTTCTTAGGGCGTTGTGATGCAAACTTAGAAAGTGAGTGGAGGTGACCCTGTAGATTTAAATTGTAGAGTTCATGAGAACCCCACTGTAAAGCCAACTGTTCCGTGGACAACTTTGAGATGCGTTGGTCACCGTGGGAAAGGATGTATTGGATTCCATCAATCTCTTTGGAGATAATCAGCGGGTTATATTCCAGATCATATCCGATGAGTTCCAACCCCCAAGCGATGAGTTCAGTGATGTAACCTTCCGTTCCTGCGCTCTTATCGGCAGAGCTACGGTCATGATTACCACTAATAATGTTCACTCCGACAAGGTTGGTAATGTCGCTCAACAGATACTGATGCATAATGTCCACACAGATCTTGACCGCTTTCACGCCATGAATACCATTCTCGATTTCTTTCCATTGTCCAGAGTGCATGAGATCAAACCCAGTCTCAACCAAGTCCCCCAAGAAATTTACATGAACTTGGCCATACCCAAAACTGTTAATTTTGTCGGCAATTTCCATGAAGAATTCTTTAATAACATCCAATGAGTAATTGGGCGTCTGCTGGAGTCCTTGGATAAAGGCACCGAGATGAATGTCCGCGATATTTAGAACACCAACCCGACCCCCAACAGCCGACTTGGAGGATTTCCATGAGAGTTTATCACCTTTAATGTCCTTCTTGAGTTTCTCTTTCGCGATCTCCAAGTTCTTTGTCATCTCCTCCAGATCCCCTCCAACCGCACCTTTCGTGGTGGGAATACGGACAGTGACATCTCCAAATTTAACGTAAGAGCCTCCAGCTGCTTCGGGCGTAATACCCAGCTTCTTACAGTATTCTTGATAGCGATTAATGATCTCATCACCAACACTGTCGTCACTATACACTGCTTCGGATAATTCGGAAACCGATGTTTCATGGTCGTCACCAGTTTCCGAATTATCGGATAGTAGGTTAATGGAACCTGTATCCAACCATGTGTTGCCGTCCACCGAATATTTTCCATTGTTGTATTTGTTTACCGTTTTTCTAAACTGGCTTTTGGAAATATCTTCGGCATACTGTTCGTTTAGGTGTTCCGTAGCCTCGGCGTAAGTGGGGAATTTGGGGAAGTCATCCTCTAGGAGGATGGTTAGGATACGATGAACTTTAGTTCCTGCTGTGGTGACCACTAAGGGTTGGTTATTTGTCATTGTTAAATTTATTATATGGTTGGTTTGGGTGTTTTCAAGTTTATTTAGGCGAGAGGTGACTACCAATATTACGTGAACACATACGGACGCATGTATTGTAATACAATGAGGTATGGGTTGTATTTGTCAACAATTAATAATAATTAAAATCATGACTCCCAAATTCGAGAAACTCTATCAACATTCAGTAGGTCGCTTTACCCAAGGTGGGGTTCAGGTTCTAGATTATGTTAAACTAAAAAGAACTGACATCGAGGGTGCCCCCGATTCGATGAATGATGAGCTTAAGCGAATTAAAGGCGAGGATCTAAATATTAAGGTTCTTGAGGTGGTTAAGGTCACTCCGGAAGACGGCGGAAATAAGCCTAATTTGTTCGCGGCAGTTATCGGTCAGGAACTTGCTAGTGGTATTTTCCCCCAGAAGTTCACCGTGCCTGTTGATGCTCTTGAGGTTGTCGGATATAATGTCCCGCCAGAAATTCCCGATTCGTGGAGGCACAAGTCCAAAGAAGATAAAGACGGAAAGCCCGAAGTTCTTGATCTCATCAGCGGGACTAAAGCCCAGAAAAAGGAAGAAACTACTTCCGATTTCCAGACGCTTTAATATAGTTGATTCAATCCTTTTTCAAGGAATTCTATATATTTTCCAAAGCCCGAATTTTCACCATACCAGCCAATGGCGTATGGGTGCTGTATTTCGACTAGAGCGAGTTCCCCTGTGGACAGGATACCCATGTCAATTGCCCCACAATAGTCTTCAGGGATAGGCATGTGGTCGATACGGGGTCCATGGGGGTCGTTTTCACACGTCTCATCAGAACCTTGATACCACCAAGAGGTTAAAACCTTACCATTGGCAACATAATACCGCCACTCATCAACGAATTCTACTACCTCGGATGCATTGACCGGAAAATCCTCAGGAATATACATTGGGTATGGGTCTGTGTCAGACCACTCATAAATTACCCGTCCATCAAAACGTTTATACGAATCACTGGGTTTAATAAACCAATTCCCGACTTTTACGTCATCAAAAGATAGGAATTCGGTTATTGCCCTAAACCAGAAATCCTTACTCCATTCTGGGTAGTAATTTGGTCGGTGTTTCCAGATTATGGATTCCAAGAATTCCACAGTTCCGATGATGACCGCAGGTCTACGTTTGAAGTCACGTAAATCACCATCCGAAAAGAAAACATCATAATCTTCATTCACATAAGCGAAATTTAATGATGCCGCCACCTCCCTACCGTTATAACCTTTCTGTATTATAATATTACCCATAACGTTTAATAGAACTCACCCTCCGAATTCTTATTGGCGGTTTTTTTACAATATTCGCACGTATAAGAATAATCACCCGCCATGTTACGGTTATAGTTGGGATTTATGATATATTTGTGACCACCCAGTTCGAGGCACTCTTTAACTAGCATTGGTCGGGTGACGGACCAATGCTCTTTACTCATCTTTTCCGTCACTTTTCGTATAGCTGTTCTCCGTTTTTCGGTATAAGCCTCCTCAATACCTTTCACTTTGGTTTTGAAATTATCCAACGAATATTTCGCAAAGGCTTCCGCGATCTCCTTGTTTCGTTTTTCGTCAAAAGCCACCCGTTCTTCATCAGTCATAGAGTCGATAAGGTCCTGAAATTTGGTATCACAAGTCTTACAGATAGTTCGCCTCTTATGTCCCACGAATCCAATTTCGCATTGTGAGCATTTGCAAAAATATTTCCCATTCTCATGGTCCCAATCTTCCGTCCAATCTTCCGGACCACCCGCTTGAAAAAAGCGGGTTTCTACCATATCGGTTGTTCTCCAATCTCCAGTATCCATAATATTAAGTGTTAAATCCCATGAAACCCCCATCTGTGGTTGGGCTGTCATCCTGACCATACTCCTCGGAGTTAAACACTTCCGAAACCGAAAGTTCACCCCCCTCATATGGTGATCCGAGTTTCTCACATAAGCTCTTTGATTTATCTGGGGTGAGCTTCCTGAATTCGTGCTCACAGTAGCATCGTCCCGGTCTTCTGAGAGCAGTATCGATCCAAGATTTATCCTTGTTGTGTGTTGCAATGATTCGAAGATCCAGAAAATCAGCCATCATACCATCAGTCAAATTTAGAATGTTACTGGTCTGGTTATTGGTAATATCCTCCCTCCTTGCTAATACATTTTCCGCGTCTTCCATGATAATGAGAGACCCTTTATGGGATAGCATGAAATCAATAAATGAGGCGTCGGTAATCATGTGGCTCATTGATGGTGGGATGTAAATCGACTTCCGGTTAGTCTGTTGGATGTAGTTCTTGATCCAGTTCGTCTTTCCGGTCCCCGCAGGTCCGTAAAAAATGCACAGTCGTTTATTAGGTGTGGTGTGTTCATCCCACGCCCTCATGTGTTCATTGAAGTCATTAATGTCGTCGTTGTAATGATCGTCGAAATTAATATCGAACGGTTTCACTGGATTATCTAAAAGAGCAAATCCCGTGGATCTCTGAACAACCATATGTGCTGATTTCACATCCTCAACATCATCAACAAAGATGTATGGTTCTAGTTCGTCGGATACCATTTTCATATCGGTGCTCAACGGACCGGATATGATCTCAACATGAGCATACCCCTCTTCATATGTTAATTTGTTTTTTTTCCTACTAGCAACCCCGTCTTCAGTGTCGTCAACAGGGTTGAAATTAAATGTAAAATTCAATATAATATCCTCCGATCCTTTGATCACAAAAATATCCTGATCCTGAGTAGAATCAACATAGTAGAAGTTTTCCATTAACCACTCATTTTTCAAATAGTCGAACCCCTTCAAATATCGTGAAAAATTATCTGGGAGTTTACACCCCGACCTGATCTTAAGTTTATCGGAAATGCTGGTGATGTGTATCACGTCACCCCACCCATCCACCCCGAGTTCCGGTATTTCGCTATGGTTAATAACCAACCTATCAAACTTACCAAGCAGTTCATATTTCAGCTTTTCGGGATTTCGTGTTAGGATGTGTTTTTGCCAAAACGGGGTTTCTTTGATTTTTTTTGTTTCTGGTAACATGTGTTATTTTAATTCTAATTTTGAGAGGTCAATCAAAAGACAGGCGAAGTTTATCTCTTTATCATAAACTTGGCTATCTTGCACCATATATTTGTTCATCAGAAGTAGTATTACACGACTGATTGCGGCGGGGTATTTTTTAACAGCTACATGCGTTAAGTCAACCATTAATTCGACATGAGCACCATATTCTGCGCTTTGTTGAATGCAAACCTCTCTGATAGTCTCGGGTGATTTCTCACGCTCAAGCATCATCCATACCAGTTGGGGGAATTTCTTATTAACTTGTTTTGGGTTGAATGTAAACACCCCCTCGGAAATGCTTGCCCTCATGTCCACAAGAGCCTTCCTGAAGTCGGGGAAGCATGGTTTAATGCACTTCTCGACAGACTCTAGATCGTAATCCACACCTTCCTTCTCTAAGATGGAAACGCAGTGATCTTTGAACGGTTCATATTTGCAGAACAAATTGATCTTCTGACACCTGCTAATGATTGGTGCTGATAGTTTCGACTCATCGTTTGCGGTGAAGATGAATCGAGTGGTCTCGGAATAATCTTCAATGATTTCCTTCAAAGAGTTTTGTGCAGCTTTGGTAAGCCCGTCCGCTTCCCCAAAAATAATAACTTTCTTCTTTCGATCAAATGTGGCTGATGAGGCAAATCCTTTGACTTTTGTCCGAACGGTGTCAATGCCGCCTTCATCTGAGCCATTCAATGCCAGATACTCACAATCCAGAATGTCCTCAACAAGGATTTTGGCAAGGCTAGTTTTTCCAATTCCTGCGGTTCCAATTAAAAGGATGTGGGGGATCTCCCCAGCAGTGGTGAACTCTTTAATTTGTCTTTTGATGCTATCATCAACAACGAGTTCATCGAGGGATTTGGGGCGGAATTTTTCCTGCCAAAGTAGGTCTAGTAGTTTATCACTCATTGTTTTTAATTTCGTTAATAAGTTCCCTTATTACGGTTCCGGCACCCCTAATTTCTAATAATAAGGTTAACTCCCATAGCTCCGTCTCCAGCCAACTCAAAGCTTCATTAAAATTCCCGTATTTGAACGATTTTCTAACCTCACCCATATCAAATTTAACCCATGCGGATAATGTTTGTGAATGAATATCCATATGCACGTTACAGTATAGTTCTGTATTAACCCCGACATTAATCAGATGGTTTGAAGTGGTCTGATTACGGGGCTTATATTTCTCAGGTAATAGTTTGTAGTTATTCATATCTTTTCAATTTCTTCTCCAGTTTAGCGATTCGTTCTTCCAACTTATCCATGATTACAATGGAGTTGTCCATAAAAACTTGGCTTTGCCAAGCATTGATTTTGAGTCTTTTGCAGAGATTACCGTAAGTTCGGATTGTTGTTGTTTTCAGTGTGTCTAACATAATTTCATTCTATCCAGTGCTGTCTTCAGATCCACTTTAGCAGACCAACCCATATCCACAAGCTTTTTATTGTCGGCAACCGAATAAACTGGGTCACCACCTCTAGCGGGTTCATATTTAATATACTCATGGTCCCTTGAGATCATGCCACATAGCTTCTCGACAGTCGTTCCTACGCCAGTCCCCACATTTGCCGTAAAGTTCTCCGTAGAGTCTCCTGCGAGAATTAAAGCATCAACCACATCATCAACATGAACGAAATCACGGGTTTGTTGACCATCACCGAATATAGTCGAAGCTCTACGTGATTTATAGTCATCAATGAATGACTGGATGACGGCACCATAGGCAGGATTTTGTCCCTTCCCATAAACATTGAAGAACCGAAGATTGGCATAATTGCTACAGGTATCTTTGACGATTTCCTCACCCATGAGTTTAGATTTTGCATAGGGTGTTTTTAAATCCCCTAGCAATGAGACTTCTTCCTCCGAAAAGCCACTACGTTGTCTCAACCCATCAACCCACTTGGTCTGATCACCATATACTGCCGCAGAGGAAGCAAATACCATTCGACTCTTGTCACTCGCAAGTTGGGCTACATTGTTAGTCCCACCAATATTGTAAAGGTTACAAATCCAAGGGTATTCTATAGACTTACTCGCACTAACATATGCAGCTAGGTGGAAAATTACATCAAAGTGTTCATCGGTTTCGTCAAGGAAAGTGGGGCCAATATTGAGTATGTTGCTGGTCTCATTTGGTCCATTTGACACATTATAATCATACCATTGGTCGTTATATGTATAATCATATCCCTCCACGAAATGACCCTGCTCTCTCAATTTCTTCACCAAGTGAGATCCGATGAATCCCGAGCTACCTGTTACTAGTATTTTTTTCATATTTTGGAATTTAAGGAAACATTGTGGAATCCAAATTAGCACCCAATCCGAGAAGGATGTCATCATGAAGGGCCTCTGTGAGTTTCTGATAATCCGAAGCATACACTCCCGCCGAATTTAGATTGTTAAATTCGATAATCTTCATGTATCCATCGTCTACGCGAGCGACATCGAAAGATCCGGTAAAATTCCTGAGGAGATTTTTACCTTTCTTAATAGTCGAGATATGTCGGATGAATTCATAAACGTCGGAGCCTTTAAACACACCATCCAAAAGTTCGTAGCGAGCGACCCCGTTATCTTTATAGAGGGAACCTGTGATGATTTCGCCGCGAACAACGAATATTCTATACTCTTGTTTTATCTCCCGAATTGGTGCCGCGAGAACCAATTCCTCCATCGGGTCGTCAACGTCACTAGTCGAGAACTGAACTTGGTCTTCAATTGGTTTATCTAAATCAATCACACAACCTGTAAACATTTTTTCAATGCACGGCTTTACAAATACGAATCGACTACCAATCACTTCGCGCATCATGTCAACTTCGGTTAACTTGAAGTATCCACCACCACAATTTAAGAAGTGTTTCTTTTTGATATCTTCGGTTTCGGATGGATCGAATGATCTATACGTAGGCCAATTATTATTTCTGGCGATGTCAACCAAACGACCCGACCCCAGAACTAAGTCTGGAATAAAATCAATAGGCGCTACTAACTCTTCTGTGAAAGGAATCACTTCACATTCAACACACTCGAATTGGTTTCTCAAAGTGTCGATAAATTCCGAGTAGCCATACTCATTCCAGATTTGTTTTTGATATAGTAGTTTCATATTAAAGTGTTTCAATGTGTGCCAAGCTATCTGCCTCAGTTTTATCATCTCGGATCTCAACAATCCGTGGGAGAAACAACGACTTAGTTTCTTTCGATTCCGAATCTACCAGTTCGTTAAACTTCGTTGCTACAATTTTATCATCATATTGGTTGAAGACAAACCCGTCGATTACTTTCAAGCCACTGCTGGAATCATTGGGGTTGATCAACTCCAACCCCCGCTCTTTTCGAGATAACCCTGATCCAACATTAACCTTCAATTTACCGCACGATGAAATCAGTTCAAGTCCACCAATACCCATTTCGATCTCGGAACCCTTCTCGCCCATATAATGGCGAACAACTCTAAGATCACAATCCTTGATCTCTTTGAATTTAATCTGTTGAGTGGAGGTTCCGTTTTTCCAAGGTGAATTTTCGTTCTTCAAAACAGATCCTTCTTTTCCATTCGCTAGTTGTTCCTCGTAGAACGCGAAAGCCTCCTCTTCTGAATTTACAGTTCGGGTGTCAATGGCTTCAAGGTCTACATTTGCTGGTGAGGATAGTGTATTTTGGAGGTTAGTGAATCTCACCTTATAGGGTGTTTCGTCTTTACCTTTCATCCACCCATCCAAATCAACCATGTCCCACAAGTCAATGATGCAGTTTGACTCGATCTCCTCAAGTTCCGCCAAATGAATTTTATGTTTGGCTGTCAACTGGACCAATTTCTTTCCGGTTGCAGTCTCTAGTTTTGCCTCGAAACTCTCTTGGGTTTGATTGCGCTTTCCAATCTTATTGAGCAAGCCATTCCCCGTTTTCCTATCAAGAATCTCTCCATCTTCACCAAGGATAGTTATTTCACCATGATATACCACGTTATCCACATTTAGTAGTTTGAATTTTTGTCCCCAACTCTCCAGTTCAAGGAGAGTGTTACTTCTCGTAAGGAAGCTAACTTCCCCATTTTCCACAACAATATTACAAAAGATCCCATCCGCCTTAGTTTGGGCAACCGCAGGGTAAGTGATGTTTTTAAGCTTCTCCAGACCGGAACAGCGCATATAAAGCTTTTCGAGGATGAGACCATTCCAGACCTTGTTTGCACCCTTTGCCGACACCCCCACCTTTAGGTCACCCAAAATGATTCTCTTGAGGATAATGGCGGATTCCTCGGAAAATGTCTCGGACCACGTTCGGACGGCATCTCTAGCCGCATTTCCTGTAATTTCTCTAGAGTGGAGTTTTCTACAGATTTTCTCCAAAGTCACCATGGTGCATCGAGGGACTCCGTAATTCTCGATTTCGGGGAACGTCTTCGATGTCATGAAATATTTAAATTTCGGGTTATATGCCAAAAAGAACACCGTTTGGAGTTCGACGTTATCTTTGTTTTCTCGGAGAACATCCAACTTATCGTTGGTTCCTGGGATTGACTCCATTTTCTTTAGAATATCGTAAACTGCTTTCATCGAGTCCAATATATACAAAAATCGGGAGATGTCAATAAATAAATTTATGAAGAATGCCACATATAAAGAAATTTTGACCGCGATTCACGTCCTAGTCTTGGAGAATTGGAATTCAACAGATACCCAAGCAGAGGTGACCGCGCTCATATCGACTGCATTGAGGAAAACCAATGTGTTGGAGGATCTCTCTGCATTATGGTCGCTTCGGTGGTGTTGCGATGCAAAATGGGGTGTCGTAGAATATAAAGCGGACTGTAACGATTTATTGACGGAACTCAGGTGTGATGAAGAGACTCATATGGACTTGGATCAATCCCCAAGCGTTGGTGTCGTGCATGAGGAGGAACCCAAAGTGTTCGAGCCCAATCCTGACGATTTCTCAAAATATGGGGATAAAAAAGTAGCTCTGGCGGTTGGTCATAATAAATTTACCGGTGCTAGATCACACAAGGGTGATGATGAGTGGACAACCCGAAATGAAGTGACCACACGGGCAGCTAAAATTCTCCAAGAACGTGGGATTACCACTAAAGTGTTTTACCGAAAAAAATCCTTATCCTATGGCTCCGCAATGAGACAACATGGAAAGGATATTAATTCTTTTGGTGCAACTTTGGCTGTGGAAGTCCATTTTAATTCAGCCACACCTTCCGCTCATGGTATGGAGATGTTGGTGGTTTCCAAAGAGTCTGGCAAAGTATTTGAACCTTTCATTAAGAAGTTCCATGAACACTACCCAGATGTTACAGTTCGTCATAACAATGGTATCAAATTACTGTCCAGTGGTGGTCGTGGTGGTGGTTTTTGTAGGGCACCGAAATGCCCTACCGGCGTCTGGGAACCATTCTTCGCATCAAATGTAAGTGAATATGATAAATTCGATGACAAATATGACAAAGAGGCACTGGCACTAGCCGATGCAATTGTCGCATCACTAGATTAGTCTAACGGAACGAATGTTTCCATGAGGAATTAGCTACTTTGGCCGAATACACCCTCCACCGATTATCACCACCAAGATAACGGTGATCTCGCTGGAGGGTGTCACAGGTGCGCTTCCAATCATTAAAATCACCATATGGGCCGTTAATTATTTCACTCATTACCTTAATCACACCTTTTAACTCTGTCAAATACCGTGATCGTCTTTTCCCTAGGAGTAACTTGGTATAGCGTATCTAAAGACCCACCTTGATATGACGAATAATAACCCGACCATTTCCAGAATGTTTTGACAGGTCGCATTACGGTTGATTTAGAGAATGTTATGGGTGCTCCTTCTACGCTAAACACAAACCAGTATTCGTCACCGTCACCCTGCATATCTACCCATCTGAACGTGTAATCACCCACCTTAAATGGTGTTTTCTCAGTGTGTTCGTTCGCCATAAATGTGGCGTTTTCCGGCCAATCAGAAGGCATGTCGTTTAGATCATGATTAAAGTTCTCACAATAATCAAAGAACTCCCCGAGTGTTTTCGCATTCGGGTATTCGTCGAATGCGAATTTCCATTTATTCTCCCAAAACGTAATTTCTTCGTTAGTTACGAATGACGGGAATTCATCCCCAGTTTCTTTGAGTGCCTTGTATTGTTTTTCGGTTAATGCCCGTTTCATAAATTTATGATTTTGCGGTTGTCCACTCGAGTAACCTGCCTCCTCAATTGCTGACAAATGGTGCTCAACACTATCGGGATTCTTATTAATGGTAATGTTAACACCCCTAGCTTCGAAAAACTCCAAAAGTTCCTCATCTGAGACTGCCGCCAATTGGTCAGAAAAGTCCTTTTCTATTTGTTCTATTCTGGTGCTCATATCGGTATGATAGTTGATTCGTGGGTTGAGTCAAGAATTAATTCCGAAAACATCCTCAAAAGATTCTTCCGGTTCCCTGAAGTCAAAAATAACAAGATCTTTTTGTTTAGCCTGTTTTAACATATCCGCAGAACCCGAACCGCCACTGAAAATAGCTAGTGCGTCTCCATATAATGCCATCTGGGTATTTCTCAGATTTCCCGCACTCTTCCCATATTTCGCCCATTCGGCTAGGAAATGCTCAACTTTAATGTTATTAAGTTCCGCCCATATTTCGCCACAGGTGTCCACACCACGAGCTTTACCGGAAACCACCTCAGTGATACCGAAATCCCCCAAAAGCTCGTCTAGGAGGCTGTATTCGTCCTCAGTGAGGATATGGTCACGCCCACCCGCAATGATTAGTTTCATTATACCAAAGTCAAAAACTGATAGTGACCACTGTCATATGTCGTATATGGCACAACACGCCCATACCCATCTTCATAGCAGGTGAACCCACTCACCCGAATTCTTGTTTTAAGAACCTCTTCAACCACACCCACGCCCCACTCGGAGTACCAAAGGTCTCTCACCTTATCACCAACTTTAAATTGGTGGTTATATTTTAATTTAACTGGTTTCATTTTCAAAATATAACCATTCTTTGATTAGGGTATCTAATGTCTGGGTGATATCGTTTAGGGTTTGGTCGTTATCTTTAATCGAAATGGGGATTGCTAAGTTTTGTATGTTTAGGACATCACCATCACCCTTTTCTCGCACATTTCGCTCATAACTAATATCGTCAAATATTTCTAAAGAAAAGCAGATGGTCGTCGGTTTACCATTAACCATAATTCCGAATCGGGGACACCAATCCTCTTCTCCGTATTTCTGGAGTTCGATCTGTCGTTCTGGAAACAACTCCTTTAGGTTTTTGGTGAGATTTTCAATGTTATTCATTTTCAAAAGAAAGATACTTCGCCCCTAGGACCCTTTGGACGCCATATCCGCGAGATTCCAGAAGAGACTCCACGTTCTGAACAAACTGAGATCCGGTAAATGCCCCTACGATATGACCATCTCCATCTCCAGATACGCAATCGGGGTAGTTTCCGGTGTCATTCACAAAGTCATTCCAAGTATCCTGAAGTGCTTCTTCCAGTGGAGTTTGTTTGGGGTTTCTGTCAATCCAGTTCTGGACATCCTCTTGTAACAACAAGATGTGATCAGTGGTGAGACCATGTTGGCAATCCAAAATATAGTCACCCCCCACACTCACCCCGTCAATCAAAATCCGTCCCCTGACCGAGAAGTCATGATGTTTTTCACCACAACAAACCCATGTGATTAAATAATCAGGGAAGATATCATTGAGATTTGTCGTAATTTTTTCTTCGGGTGTCATGTTATTTAACTCAGTTCTCTATATTCGATCAGTATAGAATCTGAAGCGAAATTATGAATGACTTCGATGACCGTGCCGATGATGGCGGTTACCCAATCAACACCATCCTCATTTTCTGTCTCAAACTGAAACCCTTCACCAACTCTAGGGAGTGGTCCAAATGCGTCTAATAAGACACCGAATTTATTATCGAGGTTACCTTCTTCAAGGAAGGTGACATACTTTGGTTTCGTTACGTTTTTTACTTTCATCGGATTCAGTTTACCGCATATTTGCTCCAAAGTCCAGTGCCAATAACACCCTCTATGTCTTTTTGTTCTTCGTCTGGCGTGAAGTGGCAATCGAATATGAATTTATCCCAAGTCGTCATGAGTAATTCCTCCTGATAATCATCAACCATTTCACGTATCTCCTTTTCAAGTTTTGCTTTATTCATATCCAACAACATGCTCCTCCCAAAGTCCCTCTAATTTCAAACATCCCGCCTCATACCACTCATCATAACCCCATGGGTCATTGGGGTCAATTCCTTCTTTGATTAAGAAGTCAACCCAGTCTTTCTGGAAAGGCGACTGTTTCTTTTCGATCTCATTACTGGCAAATCCTTCATAATTCTGTATCTCTTGTGCCAACTCCCTAATCTTCTTTTTGGTGCTATGTGCGTGATTCCTATTACTTTTCATAATAATGTAATTTCATAATGCTAAAAGTCAAAACTCATTCCATCAAGGTCATTTTTGATCTTACCTTTCTCGTAGTCAATAATGTTCTTCTCTTGAGGTGCTGGTTCCGATTCATCAGAGTTAATGTATTCCTTAATCCAAGATCCCAGAGGGTTCTTCTTGGTTTCGAAGATTTGATCAAACCCCATGGAGCGTAAACGGGTGTTTGCCAACCACTCAACATAACCATGCAGCAAACCAGCATTAAGTCCAATGAGTTCCCCTTTTGAGAACAGATGAGAAGCCCAATCTTTTTCATGTTGAACCGCCATCCGGTATGCATCATAAATCACCTCAGTTTTACTCTCAACGAGTTCTTTGAACCCCTCCGAAGGGTCTTCACGCCAACGCTTCATGATGTTCTGGGTAATGGCGACATGCGTGTCCTCATCCCTGTTAATGAGCTTGATGATGTCGGCATTCCCCTTCATGATACCCTTGGAGCCAAACCAATATGAACATGCGAATGAAACATAGAACAAAATGCCTTCCGCAATTTGTAGGGATAGGATCGTGTTGAATAATTCCTCTTTCGGGCTAGCTTCACTGTTTACCAGTAGCTTGTTAAATGAGTCCGACAACTGAGTAGCTCTCTTCATTACTGCCTCATTGTCATAAATGTCATCAAAGAATACCGAGGGGTCTTTTACGATGTTTTGGAGGATGTAGCTGTATGACTCCGAATGGGTAATCTCCATTAGACTCCACCACCCCATTGCAAACTCCAATTCTGAGTTTGAGACATGGTCTTTTAGAGTCTCAATCGTTCTGGAAAGGCATGAATCACCTACAGTCTGGAACTGTAGATTGTTGACGAACACCCACTTCTCAATCTCACCCATTTCTTCAAATTGGGCTCGGTCATTTGAGATGGCGACCTCATTAGCTTGCCAATAATTCCCCCGTTGGTCCTCGTAGGATTTTTTAAATTCGGGATACTTGATAATATCATATCGTTGCAATCCCAAGTCATTGCCCAAGAACATGGGTTGCTTGAGGATGTCGGTTTTTTGAGTGTTTAATACTGTCTTCATAATTCTTCTTGATAAGTTACCATTGTAGTTGTAAATGTGCAACATTTATTTTTACAAGGAGCATGCGCCATCGACACATCCGCTGGTCTCCTCAATAACTTCAACAGACTCCACGTCCGCTGTAGCTAGGCTATCGGCTTTCTTCTTACTGTTACAATAGTAAAAAGTGGGCATCCCGAGGTGAGTGGCATAAAGGTGATCCTTAACCAGAACACTAAGCGGGATATTGCCGTCTTCAAACAAGGTGGAATTATAATACAAGTTAAACGAACTTGCCATGTCGAGCCATTTCACAAGTGATGCACCTGTCTTAATAATACCGTTATTGTTTTTAATGTCACCCTTCTTGAGATAAATATTTTTCCATTTAGCTAGACTTGGAACCACCTGAATTGCTGTTTTACCTTTAGAGGTTTTCCTGACAATATTGGAACCAATGGGCGCTTCCCCGTTTGTGGTGTTTTGGATCACACTTGAACTTTCTACGGGCATCTGTGCCGATAGGGTCATATTCCGCATACCGTATTCCGCGATCTCACTCATGAGGTCATCCCACATTTCGATTGGAAGGTTATGTGGCTCCACAACCGTATCCATAGTTTTCTTGTAGAGGTCCAACGGGGAGTTTCTTCCTTTATGATATTTGCTCCGGTGGAAGTCTGGTGCAGCCCCTTGTTCTTTGGCCAAATCACATGATGATTGCATGAGATAATACTGTTGCTTCTCCATGAAGTCGGAGATGGCTTGTGGGGCTTCTTTGCTATCGTGATTAAGACCTTGTGACGCCAACCATGCTGCAAGGTTAGTGATACCCACGCCTAGTGATCTCTTGTTTTTAGCGAAATTCTCACAGGCTTTAACCGAATAATGTTGACGGTCGATGACATGGTTCAGTCCCCTCACGATCAATTCACAAACTTCCTTATGTTCATTGTCAGTTTTAATTTTTAGCATGTTCGTTGCCGCCAAGACACACACCCCGATTTCCGCTACAGGGTCATTCGTAATCCGTTCAGGGATAAGGGGTTGGAGAATTTCTTGACACAAATTTGACATTTGCACCGTGTCCAACCATGGGCTGGTCTCGTTAGCGATATCCACATTCAGAACATAAATTCGTCCAGTCTCCAGACGCTCAGTGAATAATTTGGTGAAAAGTTCATGAGAACACACCTCAACCCTATCGGCATCACTTGCCTCATACTTCAAATATAACTCGTCAAATTCTGGTGTTCCAAACTTTTCGTAAAGATCTGGTGCGACATGCGAACCAAACAACGAAATGGATTCCTTCTTTATAAGCCGCTCATAAAATATATTTGAGATTACAATAGAATAGTCCAAGTGAGGAACTCGGTTCTCATGAGTGCCTTGATTGTTCTTCAATTCCAAGACGGTCATGATCTCAGGGTGGAAGATGTTGAAAGTGAACGTCCCCGCCCCTCTACGTGCCCCACCTTGTTGGCAAGCGTGAATTGTGTCCTGATACATCTTAAGCCATGAAATGACCCCAGAATGCAACGTATCGCCATTCTTAATGGGGGCATTAATTGGTCGAATTTTACTCAAATTGACACCGATACCATATCGGTCACAAGTAACCAAACCTGCCGCAGTATTTGCCGCGAACAGTGAGTTCTTGGTATCCGCCACATCCATGAGGCAACAAGAAGAATATGAATTGGTTAATGTTCTGGCACCTGCTAGGATTGGGGTTGGCCAATTGACTTTGAACTGACTGGTCTTATCGTAAAATTTCTTGATCCACTTGAGCCGATCCTTCTTCCCCTCCGTCATGAAAACAGTCATGCCCATCAGTGCAAACATGAATTGTGGAGTCTCTAAAATTGTTTTCGATTTACGGTTCTGGACAAGATATTTCTCCGACATCTGAATCAATCCACCATAGTCAAAGAAATCATCGCGGGTGTGGTTAATATACTCATCGATCTTGTCAATCTCACCCTTGGTGTAATTCTCCAGAATATCGGGGTGGTAGAACCCCTTTTCTGTATTTCGTTCAATAATATCGTAGAGTTTCGGTGCATTTTTTCCGCCCCAAACTTCCTTTCGGAGCTTATACGAGAATAATCTCGCCGCAACCTTGGCGTAGTTGGGTGTCTTCTCCGAAATTAGGTCGGCAGCAGATTCAACGACCGTATCATGAATCTGACTTGAGGTAATCCCCTCGATTAAATTGAGGGACATTTTCATGGCGACATCACCTATGTTGACGCCGGTAATTCCGTCCGTAGCCCACTTTAGGATCTTGTTAATTTTCTCCGCATCATAGTTTTCGGTTTCGCCGTTTCGTTTCGTTACAAAGATTTTGTGTTCCATAGGTAGGTGTTAATTATTACCACACCACGGCACCTATTGCAAGTTTTATCGTCTAAAAATATTCCGGATAATTCGCCTATAAAACTACAGGAAGTCGAGAAGAAAATCCGTTTATTTTCCATTGGGGTCCACTTCACCATAGACATGCTCCTGTCCAATGACCCAGTTTGCATTATCCTCCCGACCTGCTTCGAAAGCATTATCAGCGCCGAACCCACTTCCGTCTTGAATGGTATAGTGGTTGTAGATAAACTGGACTTGTTTCTGAATAACCCGATCTGCCTCATAATTCAGACTCTCGATGGGGACCGATATGGGTGCGCAATCATGGTAATGGTAGACTTTCCGGACGATTGGAGATTGCTTTGCGAAAGTTGGTGCTAATTCAAAAATTCGAATATCCGCCTTCAGGGATTCGGTTTTCGGCCTTGCCACCAGACCTTTATGCCCAATTAGTTTCATCCATGGATTTAAAACAAAGTCCACATAAGAACAATTGGTCTCTTTGAAAGTGATCTCCAGTGGTTCATTGTCGGATCTGCCTTGGGTTACGGGTGCTTTCAAAAATCCATTGTTAGCGCCCATTGCACCTCCATATTGCCCGATACCAACACTACCACCCGCCTCAGTGACCGACAGTGCAAAAATACAGCCAATGACCTTTTGGGCGTCATCCCGCATTAAGTATTCTGCTGGTCTCTGGACATTCCAATCTTCGGACGATGAACTCGGCTCATATTGCCTCATTTTCCCCAATTCATTGAGCAAATGCCCCTCGCTGTGGGGTTCGATAAAAACCGCCCATTTCGGTGCATGTGGTAAAGCGTAACAAAAGTCACATAAAGTGTTGTAATAGTGGATAAATGGTCGATTTATGTAATCAGGTGGTCCATTACCCCTAGGGTCATACCCGTTTGTATACTCGAAGGAACCCGAAGCAAAGGAACCCTCTTCGTTGTTGAAGAACGAGAGGAAGTTCTCGATGGGTGCGTTAATATTCCTACGAATAAACCCCCCATCGGTTTGGGTTAAATTGGGAAATGGTCGACTCATACATCTAATTAATACCATGAGTGAGTTTATCAAAAAGCTAGATCCCTCTTGGGTTCGCGGGATTGCTACCCTCCTCTTCGTTCTTGCGATAATTGTGGGATTTTTTATAGGGATAGTTCCGCTGGAATGGTTCCAGACCGTGGCGTTTGCATTCATTGGATTCATACTGGGCAAATCCCAACCAACTTTCGCCGAAACCAAAGTTATAGATAAGTTGTTAAAAGACCATAAATAGACTTATGAGTGAAGCATGGTCAACAGAGAGTGATAAACTAGAAGTGTTATTTACGGAGGGTGTTCTTGATAGAGCAAAAGCCAGACTTAACGCAGGTAGGACCCGTTTGGGTAACCTAAAAGCAGTTGCTTCCGGTGACTCTAGAGATCTAACCAATGTTAGGGAGAAGCAACTGGTCGATTACTTGAATAATAAGTATGACGAAATTTACAAAGATCTCGACAAACTAATCCCCAAAGACGCCCCCGAAAAGGGTGAGTTGATGGATTATTACCAAAAACAATTCAAGAGTAATTTTAATACGCTCATTAATCGGATTTCCGATAACACAAGCCCCGATACCGATAGGTATCAAGGTGAAAAGACCGTACCAACGCCACCCGCGTCACCACCACCTCTTCCCTCCACCTCCCAAAAATACCAAGGAGCAGAAACCAACATGGGTAGACGTTAATACCTAAATTATGAGCGTTATTGATTTTAGCACATTATCACCACTTGACTGTCCATTGGTTGAACAACCTTCGGATAATACATGTGTGGGTGACCAAGTCCTATTGAATGCTTATAATTTGGCCGTTATCGAAAGAGCTTTACTTAATTCGGTCACACCCGCAGGTATCCCGCATTGGTATGCGGGTGGTCTGGATACCATTCCCAAAAATTACATTCTATGTGATGGCTCCTATTACGAAACCACCACGTATCCAGTTCTATTCTCTGCCATCAAATACCGACACGGTAAGGGTGCTCTTGATACATTCCGAGTCCCCGACCTCAGGGGTGTGTCCATCGTTGGGTCGGATTTGGGGTCGGGTAACATCACAGATGTTGCTCTATGGCAAGGGCGTGATGTTGCTGGTGCTACCAAACTCGGGGATAATGTGGGCGCAACCAACACCTACTGTGAAAATAACGATTTGGAAGACTGTGTAACGCCACGAAAAGAAGTCCTATTGCTACCAATTATATCGACAGGAGAAATTTGTCTTTAAAAAGTTTGCAAAACTAAAATACGGTATTAAATAATGCCATCGTGTTAGAATCTTTCAATAAAATACTATCAAAACTTGGGCATAAATATATTTTCCTTGAACATAAAGGTAAAGTGATTAAAGAGGGTGTGTTAGTGAACCACAAATGTAACCCATTTTTCGCGGAAATTAATTTGGAGACACCCGCCAAGGAAGATATCTTCAAATTACTATATCCTTTTGGTTTGGAGTCACATGACGACGATTATGGGGAAACATCCGAGGTGTATATGGACTACCGGATTGGAACGCTAAATAAACCATTCAGAAGTGAGTTCAAAATCGAGGACGTTTCGCCATTCTCGAATCATAAATTTTTAGACTCAATCGTATCACTCTATGTTAAAGTTAATTAAAGACAAGGTCCTCGTTTTGGGGTCGGGCTTTCTGGGTAAAGCCTTCAAGGAAAACGGATTTGCCGTAGTTGGTCGCTCAGATTTCGAGTTTGACCCTGATGATGAATATGCGTTCGAAAAATTTTCCGAAAAATACCTAGCGGACGACACCTACGATACGGTTATTAATTGCATCGGCATTTCTGATACTCGATACTGTGAGGATCTATCCAACTGGGAGGCTGTCCGTTTTGGGAACTCAACTCTACCCGAATATCTTTCTAGTTGCTGTGAGCACTTTGATAAGAAATTCGTCCATATTTCCACAGGTTGCCTGTATGACCAAAACTCAAGACCAAATAGGGAGGATGACCATCTATCTACTCATTGCCACTACACCGTATCTAAAATATTCGGGGAGAATGGATGTAATCACAACCGAGACCTTATTGTTCGCCCGAGGCTATTTTTTGGAGGTTTTATAGATCCCAAAAATCTTCTATGTAAAATTCCGGAATTCGAGAAACACCTGAATGAAATTAACTCATACTCTTCGGTGGATACCGTGGTGGAGTCGGTGGTGGCCCTGTTGGAATACGAGCAAATTGGTATCTTCAATGTGGCACAGGAGGGTTATGCGACTATCGGTGAGATTGCGGGTGCGCTGTCATGCCCACCGAAACCACCCATAACCGGAACGGAGCTACAAACAGACCAGAGACTATGTCTGGTCAATAATATTTTGGACATCAGTAAACTGAAACAATTCTATAGGCCGCGAGAGATTTTTGAGGAATTGGTTAGATGTAACGATCTTATGAATTCTAAATTTAGTAAATGACCGGTTGAATTCATAAATAAGTTTCATAACTTAGATTATTATGGACGACAACCTTCTAGAGAAACTACACGGTATTTTGCAGGATTACAAATCAATGCTAATCGACGGCGGTGATGAATACCAAATAAGCGAGGTGGAAAGCGTCATCGAGGTCATCGAGGGATTGATTTAAAATTATTCGTTAATAATTAATGGTGTGGCGGATACAGTAAACTTAACGATTTCTTCAGAAAATGAAGAACTAGATGACAATGCGCCCACGTCGGATTCTCTTAGCAGTTATTTGAACCCCTTCGATAAGACGGGGGATGTGAGCGACCTCTACAAAGATACCAACAAATACCTAGGAGAGGACCTGTATGTCTTGGATGGTGATGTTGGTGAAAATACCACAACTACGATCACCAACCAGATAGAGTCTGGTGATAACTTCTTCAACCCCTTCATGGAGAATGAAGGGGAGTCTCTATCAATCCCGCTATCATCCAGTAATATTGGTAAAACTGCGGGTAGTAATATGAACAACTCGGACATAGTGTGGCAATTTGTGGATAACACTTTAGAGGGCGCGTTCTATAAGAGGTTTGATGAAGAGATCGTGTTGGATGAAGCTAGAATGAAGCTAGATGTAGGTAATAACGAGTTTAGATACCCATTCATCAACAAAGGTTTGAGTTCAAACGTTTTTGGGTGGTCGGGTCCATCTATCGATAATACCGATTTGCCGGTGTTTTTGACCGAAACCCAAAAACAATACCAAGATGACATCGAATCGTCTTACTGGTCCACTAACAACACTCTATCATCATCCAACGATATACCCCTCAACCAGAGTAATTTGGTTGAGAGTGGTGCATATGCACATGCCAATATATTCAAAGCCGACCAGATAGAGGTTAGAGATACCCGAGATTCTGTCGATTATGAAGTTGCGTTTCTTTACGATTTTAGTCACACCGAAATACCGGTAATGTGTGGGTTGAATCAGATATACTTCCCCCTGTTTAGATACGACGATGCCGCCAAGACATTTCCATTCAATATACCACGGGATCAGGTGGAAGACCGGAGCTTGGCTTCAGTTAATCTCACTAAGGAGATGTGTGGTGCTGTGGCGGGAACTGCCCCCGAAACTGCCGATAGGCTTTATAAGAATAATGGCTTCTGTGGGAGTCAGATTGAAGGTGCTTGGTTGGAGGGCATAGATATTGGCACTCAGGCAAAAGATATATACCTCAGTGCGGGTGTTTCGATATTTATAGATGAATATGATTTCTCTTTAAGTGCCGGTTACCTGTCGGTGGGCGGATCTTATGTAAGCGCAGGTGGGGTTATCTCCGACAGTGTAGAGTTGCTCTTAATTGAAGACTACGCTTCGCCTGATCCGGTCAATGATTCTTTCGAGATATTGAAGGAGGATGATGTGGTCACTGTAGTGAGAACCACTATCAGTGGCTCGGGTGTTGTGGAAGATGAGAAGGCTTACTCATTGAGTTCAAACGGATTTAATATCTTATCCTTTTATGATGAGGGGTCGCTTACAAGTGAAAATGTATCGACCTTATACAACGGTGTCCTTCCTGTCGTTAAGGAATTTTCGGGAGCTTCTAGACAAACGGGTGTTAGATTTGTTGCAGCATCCGGCGAAAGTAATCATTTCTTCTGGGACTACCCTGAGCTAAATCTGAACGAAGTTATCAATGGGTATGATCATGATGAGCATTGTGAGTATCTGAAAATTGATAAATACTCATCGGTGCTTACGCCTATCGTGGGTGAGGAAACAAATCAATGGGAGCATTGCAACTGTAAGGCTGTCTACTACTCACCCATAGGTAATGGTAATCTGGGACTATCCGGATTTGACAATATCAAAGAATATTCCGACATTGTCTATCTAGACGTGGGTCCAGAGCCATTTTCTTTCACCACATGGGTTGATGATGAAGGTAATGACTATAGAGCCAGTGACAAATTTGCAGTATTTAAACACTCTGGTGTTGAGCCTGATTTGGGTTATGGTATTGGATTTTGGCAGACTTTAACTGGTAAGGATTTAGTTCTAGAACAAGGTAAGGGTTACGTTTATAGGAGAGCTTCGTTCGGCGGATGTAGTGACAATAAACCCCCTTGCTTCGTCATTAATAACTGTCATTGTTTTGATAGAGGTAGTTCTTATGTCGATACACCACAATGGATTAAAATGATTCAGGGTGATGATGGGGTTTGGTCCACCACGGGTGAGCCGAGTGATATGTTGCTCCAATCTGGTCAGTATTATGAGTATGATCGAGTTAAGAGTATCGGCTTCACCCAGTATAAGGATAAACAACCCCACGATAGAACGTCCTATATGCCTGCCTACTCGCTTAATCTCAAATTTGATGCACCTAAGCCCTATTGGGCGGAAACGCCAACAGTAGGCTCTCTGGGGACGGGATTGAGTGCGTTTGAAGTCAACGACTACCTACTAACCACACAACCTAAGCCGAGTCCAATAATATTGAAATCCGATGATTACGTGAATTATAACCGTAATGCATGTGAACCCTTTATTTGGAGCGAGAATTTGACGTTCACTGTTGATTTCCAGAAACCGGATACTTGGAAGGTTCTTGATTTTGGATTCAAAAGCCCAAATCTTTTAAGGAAGATCGTGGGGTGTGGAACTTGTGAGTTGGTTTTTAACGAATCTCCAGATTCTTGTTTCTTGAAAGAGAACAACTGCGAGTCATATATAGGTGTGGTTACCGAGACGGATACCGACTCCACTATGGTGTTGCGTACCCCTCTAGATTGCGGTGATACCACCGACTTGTTCGTATCTACATCAGAATCGTTCGTCTGGTCACAGGATTTCCTCGTTTCAACAAACGAGGAAAATAACTATATCGAATATACTCAGGCAACCACACCGTGGAGTTACTATTTAAATGGCCCGAATGCCACCCTTAAATACTCCGAAGACCCCATCACGTTTAGGACGAAAGACGAACTTGGCGTATTCAAACCCGAATTCATTGGGGTCAATAAGATCCAATGTTTTAAAATAGAACAGGAATAAATCATGGCATTTAATTATAACCAATTCCCGAAAGTATCCACAGTGAGTTCTAATGATGGGGACGAGAATATAGTTTCTTTAAACGGGCAGAAATACCTATTCTCAGCATTTTTGGATAATGGTGACCGAGTGTTGGCCATCCCCACCCCGTATATTGAGGATGTTTCGATAGTGGATTCTTTTAGAGATAGTTCTATAACCGGATCATTGGTATATAGAGATCCTAATTTTAGTATTGGTAGGTTCTTTGATAAGATAAAGATGATGGTTGGTGAGGACTGTATAGATTCCGAATTCGAGGATAAAGGCCCATCATTTACTTTTAGGGGGACTGGTGTCGAAATGATACATATAAAATTCTCACCTCTGAGTGATGAGGGTATGGAGGACGAGTTCCCAACAGGGGACTGGGTTATCCAGAATTCATTCGTCATAACTAAAATTCAAAATAAGGATAGTGTTCTTGCTGATAACGCATTCCGTATCGAGTTTGAAGATATTATCAGTAATGTCCTAACCAACTACCGGATACCTGACGTTATTACGGCGGGTATTGGTGTTGGTAAAATCGAAGAGTTCTTCCCAACGAACCCTGACGATTTCGAGGTAGCTCGTAAGGGGTTAGCTGATCTTGCAGTTAAATCTGCCAATGCACCCGACTATCCAACAGAGAAGCCATTCGACAAGAATAAGGTTCTTGCATCAAAAACCGGAGAGGCATTGTATTGGTTACATTACTCCGCTCTTTGGTATTTCCAAGGACTCACCGGATTTAAGTGTTTGGAGTTTTTGCCAAAAATTGGTTTCGATGGGAAGGGTTATATTGTCGATGAGTCGGAATTGAAGGGCAAGAAGAAGACTTGGGTTAGGAAGGGTAAAACCTATGATGTAAAAAGGTCAGATAGAGACCCCACTGATATGTGGGATTTTGGGTCCGACACCAGCATATACTTTTCTGCTCTGGATGGTTCCGGTAACACTAGGGACATTGTGAATAAGTTTCATGACGTTCATGTATCAGCACTGGATCATGGTGACTCTAAGTCGCTGGATATTGTTGGTGCCCTGTCCAAGTTAAATTCGGAGCAGTGTTTCTTCCATTACTCTCGACCGGAAACCGAGACTGGATTTTCCAAAATGACACTCCGACCACTGTATTCGTGGTTTTCTAATTTCGGCAAAATTGATGGGTCGTCTTTAGGAGAAGAGTATATGGATCGTTTTTCATTGAAAAACGAAGAACCATTCCTCAATATGATGGTGGGGAAGACTAAGGGGTTTTCTGTTCAGTCTTTATTTTGCGGAAACGAAAATAAAATAAAGAGTAGCGAGCAACCCATCACCCAATTTGTCTATGACCCAATTGAACCTCTAGATTCCCTCAAATTCATTGTACCTCATGTGGTCGAACATCATAGTTCGGGCTTTAAAACACAGATATTTGACGTTGATGGAAGTGTGGAATTCTGTAAAAAGTTCATATCAGAATTATACATACCATTCTTCACTGATGATAGTAACGCCGAAAGGGGTTTGGGGAAATTAAATGTGGATAATACTTCAAATTCAGGTGTTGTGTTAGATCAACAAAGGCCAAAGATACGAACCCAAACGCCTATTCCAACTTATACTGCGGCTATAGCCTTGGGGCGGAATCGCTTGATTGGAAATATGATATTTATGAACGATCTCCTGAATTTCCAAACCACAGGGCAATCATATAGGCAAAGTGGGAGGTTCTTTAGTGTAGATATTGACGGTGGAACTGATCCAAAAGATGAAACATTAAACCGACTCCTTGGGGTTTGGTGGGCGATGGAGATTAAGCATGAAATAGACCTATCTGGTGGAGTATACACTAACGATGTGACGGGTGTTAAATTCTATAGATTCCGTAAACCTACAGATGTCAAGGGTGATTAATACTCTACCTAGAAGGCGCTCCGTAGGTTTTTCCCCAGTGTAGATCTCGAAGTCTTCGGGTTGCTGCATTTCCATCAGTATCTTTGATGACGATAACCTCCCTTTCGGCAGAATCATTACCACCAATAGTTGTAGCAACTAACGCCGAACCGTTAGTTACAGCATCGGTAATTTTGTCGGCATTTCGTTGATCTCGCTCTAATTTCTCCTTATGACGCTTCTCCTCCGCTTTAGCTCTTTTCTCCTCCCGTATCTTATCCGCCTTTCGACCCTCTTTGTTTAAGGACTCCGCCTCGGCAGTGTATTTAAGCTTCAGACCTTCCAGTGATTTGATCATAGTGTCTGCGTTTTGGTTCTTCAACGTTTTTGCGGTAGCTTCGATTGCAGCCACTCCATCGTCACTAAAAACACCAACCAACTTCTTAACAGCATAGTTATCAATTATGCCGAACATCTTACTCGACAACCACCCCATAATATCAATAACCCAACTAAAGGTTGATACTATACTTTTGGTTAAATTAACAGCGGCTAGACCTAGTTTATTTTTTACTTTTCTAAACCAAATGCTGTTAACGATACTCGCTCCCAGTTCGCCGATGTATGTCCCGATATTCGTGATCAATTTCACTATGGACTCCCATATCCATTCTAATGCAACCCCTATAGCTGATCCCGTTTTGGCGGCAACCTCTTGTCCGATTGCCGATGTGAAGAAATCATATATCATTAGGATGGGGGAGAAAATTCTAAACCCGCCTAGATTATTCTTAATCAGATCAATTGCATCGTCAACCTCTCCGCTATTTTTGGCAGTAAAGAATTGGAATATGCCTTGGAATAGGCGTATTATTGTCCCGAAGAACTTATTGTCCAAAAACCAGTCCTTAATACCGGCCATCATATCTCCACCGAAATTATTTTTCTTCTCACCTTCCGTTGTGGTAACGTCCCTCCAAGCCAAAAACGCACTAATACCTATAGATATAGCGGTTCCAACTATTGGCACTAAAGAAGATATACCCGCCGCAATCTCCAGAAATCCACCAAGATTATCGCCTTTCTTAAATCTCTGATATGCGAAACCCAACGAGATTAATGCACCCAACCCCCAAATACCTTTAAATATAATCTTAGAGCCTGTTCCGCCAAGTTTAGCTAATTTAGACAATCCCGGTAATTTAAGGAGTCCAGACATCAATTTAGGGACCTTGAGTTTTGATGCTTTCTCCACAAAAGGAGTGAACATCTTGGTGATCGGTAGAAGTATCATTTTGCCCAGTAGAGCAAATGTTCCTTTGAATTGACCATCAGTTGTGAATGCTTTGAATAACATAGCCGCGCCCAATGCCATGGTTCCGGCTTTCGCTAAGAATCCCAGAAAACCACCCGCTTTATCCCTAACACCTCCCCTTTTGGCTCTGTCATATTTTCTGAAGTTGCCACTCTCCTGTATGCGACCTTTTAGTTCGTCACCAAACATTTTGAACACGTCTTTGTGAATAGATCTAATTCTAACCTCCCGAACAATCTCGTCACCCTCAGTGTCGAATTTCTTCTTGGGTGGCTTAATCCTCCCGTCATCCCCGAACAATCTACCCAGAAACCCCATTTGCTTCTTCGTGCCATCGGGGGTGTCTTCATTTGGTTTGGCCATGGTCTCCTTTTTTGGGAGATTACCCACTTTAGCCTCAAACCCACTCAGAAATTCTTCAAGGACAACCTCAAACCTTTTTTGGTATTTCTTGAATTTATTGGGATCGATCTTGAATATATCAAGAACAGTCAATTTGGTCCGGTCATCGGATAAAGACTGTAATTTAGTAAAGAATGGTGTGAACGCCTGTTCAATTTGGTTTTCAAAATAACCATTACCTTTACCTGCATCGATCAATGAGGCTATTTCTGACAAAGAGAGTTCCATATGTTATAAAATGTAAAACGGAGTATCGGTCCCGCCCTCGGAATTATCTCTACGAAGTCGAATCAGTAGATCGGCTTTCTCTTCAAGACCCTGCGATAGGATATCGGTTCCATTGATCTGGATACCCCCGATTAGGTTACCCCCAGAGAACTTGGATAGTGTGTTACCCACAGTTATCTTAATTAAAGCGGTTGCATAGTCCTGAACCCACATTTCTGATAACATGTGTGACACTGACCTCTCCAAATATATCCCGAGTAAATAACATCCGTTGCAACTACCCCGCCGCCCTGCATTCTTAAAAATTCGCAATCTCTGAGTATGGGGGTCAAACTGGAAACTATCAGAATTACCACCACCGAACCTACCTCTAATCATGTCAATATACTGGACACCCAATTCATGGGTTACGATGTCATACCCGTAACGTGAGAAGTTCCTACCGCCAACACCATTATACCCAAATGCTTGTTGTGCCACCAAGTAGTCAACGTCATAAAACATAAGGTTTCCACCATCACCACTACCCGACCTTGCGGTTACATCGAATACTCCCGAAATCTTTCTTTTTTCATTTCGACCCAAATCATAGTATGCGTCAAATGGTGCCGCCGACAGCCCATACTCCAAAGTAGTGGTTGAAAGGTAAAAATCGGTGTTTACGGGTGTGAGATATGAGGTTTCGTCGAACAGATCTGTGGAATGTATCTGGACTTTAAATCCGGTATTTTTGTTGAGAGGAAAGTCTCCTGATAGTCCACTGGGTGGTTCGAAACTCTCCAAGAATTGAACAGTGGCATCGAGGTTTCCGCAAGTGTCCAAATTATCGTCCACCACTTTGAAGTTAGCACCCTTCCCTGTATTCACACCCAAAACATTAATGCCCTCCACCGTGCATGTGGGGATATCGGTTATATTAACGTGGGTTGCCGATTTGGGGTCAAAGGCACTTAAATCCGACTCACCAATGCCCCACCAAGAGCTTAGTGGTAAGCAGGTGTCCATAGTGTCCCAGTTTGGGGGGTAGATCTCCCCAAGACCATCCTCCACCTTCAACCACGCATCCATTTCAGGTGAGTGTGTGATTGTGTCGGGGTATGCGCTTAATGGTTGTATGCCTACTTCATTCGCGTCACAGATGTCAAAATCCCAAGGGTTGGTCTTATCGTAAGTTAATTCTATATTGGTTACTCTCACATCTCCGGAAAGGGTGCAGACGGAACTCATAAGTGATTGCCCAGAGCCCAACAACTCCCTGTTTATGTTTGTTGCCGATAGATATGATGTCATCCTTACATCGGAAGATAGTGCAGTCCCCGAAAGACCAGTCTCACACAAACATTTGTCAACAATCTCATCCAATAGGACCGAACAACCCGAATCAAGTGCTTTATCACAGAATATGATATATTCCCTGTCATACCCAGCGTAACGGGAATACATTTCGATGGCTTCATCGATCCGGTTTGCTAGAGATTCATCGGTTATATTAACTTGGTTGTAAGGTGAGCCAAGTCTGAGTTTAATCCGATTAGCTACATCAGCGTAGGTTTTTATAGATGAACCTCTATAGGTGGATGCAACTCTACCTTCTGGTATTACGGGTATTGTTGAATCTTCCATTATTTTTAATTATTGAAAACCCCACATTGGATGATATATACTGGTATGCCTGAAACAGTTGTTAGTATTGATGATGTAATCAATTCCCTCAAAAAGAGTAATGAAAGTAAGCGAGTGACGATCCCGTTGGTTTGTTCCGATTTCGAAGTTGTGTTGGAGCCTCTGGGTGCCAAGCAAATTTCAAAGATTAACAGTTCCTTTATGGCTAGTGGCATGAATGGATCTCACCATATCCAGTTCACGGTCGTGGTTAAAAGTATTTTTGACGATTTGTTGACCTTACCCGAAGGTAAAACTTACAACGACATCAATATTGTTGATATGCATTTCCTTGTTTTCAAACTTAGAGAAATGCTTGGTAATGACTTGAAGGTCCTGTCGGATGTCGGTGAAGAGGAGGTTGACGTATGCACAAAGACCCAAATCAAGAGATTGCTCGATAGTGAAATAAAAACCACACATACCGTTAAAGTGGATGGTATTGAGATTACATTGGAACTACCCTCGTATAAGAAATCATTCTTCTATAATAAAGAACTGAAAACCGTCTATGATCGAGTCCTTAAGGAGAAGGTCCCCAATATGGAGGTTGTCGCTAAAGAGGCGTTCGTGTTCATGTTGCTCCCGTTTTTAAAAGATATCACGATTATTAATAATAAAGAAACACAAACACTGGTGTTCGAAGGTCAGTCTATCGACAGCCAACGGAAACTACTAAACACCCTTTCGAAGGAGTGTTATAGGGGTGTTCTGGATTCCATTGAAATACTTTCTGAGCCTATTAATGTCGCGTTAACGTTGGACGGAACTGATGTAAAAATCCCGTTCGATCACACCCTTTTTATTGATCGTTAAAATGTTATGATTAGGTCCGAGGTGGTGGGGCAGTCCTCCATCACTTCGGTGATTTCTGTAGGGGTATATTCTACACAGATCCCGCTAACCTGATTGGGGTAGACGTAATCCTCCCTGATGACAACCCACTTACTATCAATACTGTAACCACCAACAATCTGATAAGCGAAGTCGTCTACGGTAAAGTAATACCACTCCATATCATCTGGGTCAAATTGTCCAATCACCAGTTCATCTAGGTTGGTGTCGGTCCCGAGTAGTGTTAGTGTGGTTTTGTCAAAATATAGTTTAGATGAAGTTAATGGTTGTATCCAAACATCATCTTCGGTATGTATCTTATGTCCGTCATATTTAGATAGAGCGAATTCGTTCAAAATCTCATCAGATATGAAATACACCACACCATCCCTAAAGGTTAAGTCTATATGTGACATGTAGCTTTCAGTAAACACAGACTGGGTATCAGTGTTTATAAAAAATGCTTGATTTCCGGTGAAAATAACCACCAATTGGTAGAATACAAACACATCTTTCACGTCTATCGACGATAGAGTTATTCCAAAGAAATCGTCAACAATCAAACCGGAATGGTCTAATACGAATAGTCTCCCAAGATCATTCCTCTTGTCGGAAATGGACGATTCTACAGGAATAGTCTTTAGGAGAATGTATTGTGTCAGGCGAACATCTTGGAGGTATTTGGTGACATATCCGTCTGTGATTATAGGATCTATGCATTGCTCAGAAATCGTGTTTAATGAATTACTCAAGTCTAACGGGGTGCTTGCTCTATACGGTGAATATGTCTGAAAAGACGAAGAGTTGGCATTCCTAAATCCACCAACAAAATTACCGTTAGTTAATTCTGTTGGGGTTTTGTTTACGAACGTGTCTTCGTCGAAAACGCGGGGGTCTCTGTATAAAGTAGGCATGTTAAGATTCTATTAAAAAGTGCTCCAATCCCGATTCGTCCAAGAACTTATCACCCGACAGGCAACCCAAGGAGAATATGATTCCGTTAGTGTTTCTCGGTCCACAATCGGACACGACCCCACTAAAACTTCTATTGTTTGTTATTGAAAATCTATGAAGAATTTCGGCATCGGATACTCGAATCACGCAAAAATCCAAACCACAAGCGGTGGCTTCAAAAAACGAAATACAGGGGGTTCCATATTCACCCACACCTGCATCCGACCAAACCAAAGTGGTATCAGGGATTGCTGTCGCCGAACCATAGATTGATCCAGACCCTGACATTTTTCGGGGGTCTCTAACTGGAGCGGATATATCAACAATATCTAAGTTGTTGTGTTTGAGGTGTTGGTTGGTGTGGGTGTGTCCATTGAGGATTAAATCAATACCAAGTGCCTCAAACCCCCAATCCATCGCAGGGATGGTCTTGCTCTGACCGGCAGATTTACCGGTAACATATGGGTGGTGGAACATCACGACTCGATATTTTTTAGTGGATAGATTTAATTGGTCAATGAACCAATTGTATTGGACACTCCCGACTGTGTTCCCGTCAGGTTCCACTATGGAATTGTCACTCTTTGCTCCACTATTTAGAACAAATAATTCCATGTCGGAATCATCAAAAACCACCGAATAATAACGCTTATTATTCGGGAGGTATGTGAACTTTTCGGACTGCGCTGTCGCCAAATCATCCGATTCTATATCATGGTTTCCGATAGCGGGGTATGCCGTCTCCAATTGGACATACTCGTCAAACACCGCCCAGTTGGCTTCAATAGTAGCGGATAACCCACTTTCGTAATTGTTATCCCCTCCAAAAAATACTGCATCCAAATCGCCGAGATTATTTAAACGGTTTGATGCGCTCAGTTGGTTGGTGTTGACGTATCCGGCATCCGACAAAAATCCAAATCTACCTGTTAAATCCGGAAGATTAATGCACTCATCAATCGATCCAGTTGAGATTAAATGTGAGAAGTCAGGTCGTTTGTATATATAATCGAATGCGGAAACCAATACGGTATTGTCAACATTGATATCTTCATACAGAACACTCTCCAGTTCGGGGGAGGAACTTAAACAAGTTCCACTGAGCCCAAAATACCTTTCCATCCAAGTGGCGGATAACTCACCACCACTCAACCACAATTCCTTACCGTCGATAATTAATCTATCGGAGTTAATTGGACAATCACCGGCAATGGCACCAAAGCAGATGAAGTCCAAGCTGGAAAGAGCTATATTTGGCGAGTAGTCGGGTAATCTAAAAACCTCATCAGTTTCGCCAATATCAATATTATAAAAATCACTATTGAATAATAGTGAGGGTTCATATGAATCTAGCGTATCACTTCCAAATGAAAAATTAGTATATGTCCTAACGCACGGGTTACAGGTGACCTGTTCATCGATTCCGAAATTGTTCTTCAGGGGAATAACGGTTCCAAGTGTTCGGCATGTGTCATCCAGATGCTTCGGGAATGTCATCCAATAATTGAAGCATGCGGGTGACCCTGATAATACCTCCGGTGGATTATCGGTATATCGAGCTAAAAGAGATTCAACGCTAACCTCGTTTATGTT